AATTTTAATTGTTAAACTTATTATGTTTTATCTGAGTGCAAAAGTACTAATAATTTTTCAAATAAAAAAATTTTTTATGTTAACAATAGTTAAATGAAATGTTAAAGTTTGTAGGCCTAACTTGCCGGTTTCTATATCCAGATGTCAGCTTTTTAGCTAAACTCATTTCTTGGTACCTAGAACTCATTATTTTATATTGAACTATATAAATATATTATTTAATAAAAATAATGCGATACAAGCCAAATATTCTATATAATTTAATATATTATTTATATAGAATCGACTGAAAATTTTAAAATTTGCTGCCAGTAAGCCGTTTCTATATGTTACTGTAAAAAATAATAGGTAACCGTTTCACAACGATTACCTACTCACCAAAAACAATTAAAATTCTATTAAAATTATGGGTTCTTACCGTAGTTAGAACCAATAGTGCCAAGGCGGGGATTCGAACCCCGCATAAATCCTCTAAACAGAACAGCAGATATTTGTTTTACTTGGCATTTAAAAACTCCTAGGACCACAGTCCATTAGTCGCTTCCTAGGAGTTCAGTTTCAAACGTTATACTAAAAACATGTTAGAGAAAAGTGAGTAATTTACATAAGGTCACCTGACTCTGCTTCAGCAGCTGCTGCGTCTACTGCCTCTTTAGCCTCAGCTTCTGCATTGGCTTCCTGCTCATCATGCTTAGCATCGAGAGCAGCTTTAGCATTGTCATACTCGAGCTGCTTGTTCTGAAGTGTCTCCTGGGCCTTCTCCAAGGCTTTCTTTGCCTTGTTAAGAGCCTCTTCTGCACGGATAACCTTCTCCTCAGGAGTAAGAGCAGTTCTTGGCTGACGCTCAGCACGTGTCTGCCACTTAACCTGGAACTCCTTGTAAGTTTCGTCAGCATCATCCATTGGGAGCAAGCCCTCTGGCTCTGTGATAACTACCTTACCACCTTCAGCCTCATCCTTGGTTGAATGAATTGCCTTGTGAGTGAACTTATGAGCGCCATTCTCGTCCTTAAAGCCAATGCGGAAGAACACTGTACAAGAGCGCTTATCCTTGATGATAGTCTCAATTCGAGAATCTGTCTTAGTATCATCGCCAAGGTCAATCTGGCGGCCTACGTAAGAACCAGCAGCTTCTACAATCTCATCAGCCTGTGCCATCCACTCCTCAGTGTCAACCTGAGCCTTGCGGCGAGCGCCTGTCTTCTTAGCCTTGTGAAGCTCTACAGTCTCTGGCAGGATTGTAACCTCCTTGAACACCTTGTAGAACTGGCGACCTGTAGGATTCTCATCTGTAACATCAGACTGGATAAGAAGATAGCAGCGCATAGCTCGCTTCTCCTTAAGAACTCCCTTAACATAACCATCAACCTTAATAGCGGTACCAGGCATAAGTGTCTCACAACGATGACCGAGAGCCTCCTCATTTGCCTTTGCAACCTCAGCGTCAAGCTCTTCCATGCTCTGCTTTGGCTTTGCCTCACGCTTAGCCTTAGGCTTTGCCTCCTTATTCTCACCAGCTTCAGAGTTCTGCTTAGCAGCTTCCTTCTCTGCTGCATCGATAGCTGCCTGCTCCTCTGGAGAAAGTGCTGCTCCATCATCAGCTGGAGCCTTAGTAGCTGCCTGTCGCTTATCAAGAACAGCCTGAATTGCTACCTTGTCCTCATCAGAGGTTGCTGGGTCGTTAACTAACTTCTGTAACTTCTTTGTTGCCATCTGGGCGAATTTCATTGTTGCCATAATTTTGTGTATTTAATTGTTAAACTTATATGTTCTAATTACATTTGCAAAAGTACTCATAATTTTTGAAATATGAAAACTTTTTATGTTAAGAAGTGTTAACGAATGTGTTAAAAATCATTAACACCTCTTTTTGCTATTTAATCACTGAAATTTTATACTTCCAGTTCTACATCAAAGTTCTTTGCTACTGTTTTAACAGCTTCAAGCAACTCTAGGTCACTCATATTGTGTGCCATTTCCTCGAGAATATCTTCAGGACTTGCAACATCCTTAAGAGCTTCAAATAGTTTCCAACCTCTTCCCATATTATGATAATTCTGCTTTAGTTGATGTTCTTATTTTGTTACCATCTGAGATTAAGTCAATAGTAACATATATCTCTGAACCAGCGTATTTAATAATAGCTGTTGTATTACTAGCAGAGAGGCACTGAACTGTGTAACGTGCATCCCATTCTGCCTTGCAGTATCTCTCCCAGTATTTAAATACTCTTGGAGAGAACTGAGTGCTACTAGCAATTACTAAACTCATTTGCAAATAGTTTGCAATCTTCTTTAAATTCCAAACAGCTGGAATAAATTTCGGCTTTCTCATAATCTTAATATTTTAATTGTTAAACACTTGTTTTATTATACAGGATTGTATGGTCTTGGGCAATAAGCCACAAATGCATCCTCAGTATTATTCATGCTAGGAGTAGCTGTAATTTTCCAAGTGTCTGCAACGTGAATAACTTCAGCTGTAGTATCGTCTCTAACAACATCTTGGTCAACCAGTTCAGATTCGATGATAAACTTCATGTTCGCAAAAGCATTGAAGTATTGCTCTGCTTCAAACTCTGAATTAAATTTAGAGCATTTATCATATCCATCATCTTCCATTGAAGTACCTGGCTTGTTGGCAAACATGTAAAGAGTTCTTGCATTTGTTGGGTGTTCTCCACAAACAAAATTGCAAGCAATCCATGCTACTAAATTCTCGAGCTTGTCGACTTTCAAAATAATTTCTGTGTTCATAATTCTACTGTAATTTTAATTGTTAAACTTATTATGTTTTATCTGAGTGCAAAAGTACTAATAATTTTTCAAATAAAAAAATTTTTTATGTTAAGAAGAGTTAACGGCTTTATCTTTAACTACTGTTAACACTTACTATATATAATATATTAATATGTACGCGCGGGCGTCCGCATATAGGGTAATAATGCGGCACTGTAACGGCTTAGCGCATTATATAAGTCCCAGCATTGTAACAGTATAAGTTAAAAGCCAGTTTCAGAAACCAGTATGTTATAGGTTTATAGTAATTTAAATCTCACCAATTTCCAGAACCAGTGTGTAAATCTACAAAAATTTACAAAAAATCCTATCTGGCATTTTCTCGGAAATAGCCCCCCAAGAGAACACCAGATAGGAAATTAATTTTTACCAAAACAATTTTCATATTCACATATTTTGCAAACTGGAAGTAAATCTCTGCAACGAGAAGTACTGTGGTATCTGTATTCAACCCAATATGCATCGCCAATCGGCTCTAAGTCTTGAATTTGATTTCTTTCCTCATAATTAGCTTTTAAATCAAAAACTCTTACATGAGCCTTTTTATTCGGAAGAATGATGAACTCAAATATGAATTGACCTGCTATTTTCTTTCGTTCTGCTGCTGATATTTTAACTTCTACCATATCAGTGCCTATGATAGGTTCTGGCTCGGATATAAATCTGAAATTACCAAACAGAGTTTTAAACTCTTCTGCTTCTTCAAGATTATCTGGGTCAATAGGCTCTTCGCCATCTCTCAAATAATAGAAAGAATCACCAGTAAGTTGAATTATTTCAGTCTTCATCTCTTCGTCCTCCACCTACTATTAAACACCATGATATAAATATACCAAACACTGCTGCAAATATAATAATTCCTGTTGTCATGTTGTTTTGTGTTTATGAAGTTTACGATAACCTGGTCTAGCTGCAATCCAAGCTCTTTGATACTCTAATATTTTTTCTCTGTTTTTAGCATAATATCTTCTATTATACTCAGAGCGTTTTAATTTTTCTTCTATAGAAGATGGTGCTTTATAAGCACGTTTTTCTGGATGAGCTTTTCTGTAAGCTTTATTATAGGCTAATAATTTTTCTCTATTAGCTCTATAATAAGCTCGCATTCTGGCTTTATCATGTTCTGTTGTTGTCATGATATTTCTTTACGTTCTAATTTATGCCTAGTTATGTATAACTTTATATCAATAATATCATCAAGCGATAAGTTCTTGATAACTTTATTTCCAATTTTAAGACTGTGCCTTTGCTTTTCCATAAGGATTGTCTTTTTTAACTCGGTCATAAAGTTTCTTGAACCAAAATGGATTGTATCTTAATAAGTCGCCATAAGTTCTGATATTATTAACACCAACAAGCCTAGAAGCGTAAATTACTTCTCTATCAGCTAATCGGCGTCTAGCCTCATACCATCTATGAATAGCTCTATCCACACATTCCAAAAAATACGCACTGAGTTCAGAATCACGCTCTTCAAGAATCTGTTGCTCTGTGCCTTGCTTGAAGTAATACGGTACATTTGGTGTAACCCAATATGTAAGAACCTCACCTACTTCTGGGTGTGTCTTATATAGAAATCCAGGATTTGCAACAAACACCCATGGCCACTTAAGCTTTGCTATTTTAATTGCCTTTGGAATAGCTGGAGATAAAAGTTTAGCAATTCTAGTGTTGATGTATTTGTCATAACGCTTAATAAGCTGGCGCAAATTGCTAGTAAGTTCTTCCACAAGAGCTGTTTTATCCCATCTTGTTAACTCTTCTGATAAAGGGAGAAGTTTCTGGTCGAACGCCATTCTGTTAATTTCAACTTTTTCAAGTTCTTTTTTAGCCTGGCGCTTTGCCATACCATCTTTAATACGACGACTAATTACTAATCTGCGCTCAACATCGTTAAGTTCTGGAATTAATTCCTTATCATGCTTAGGACTATCGGCAAATTCTACGCAATTTTCTCCGCCTATAGAAAAGATAACATCATCAGAAGTTTCTCGCTCAACTTTACCGTCTTTATATTTTAAAGTTGATTTATCGTAAAACTTGTCGCCATCCATAGAAGCAATAGAAAAATCAGAATTTTCATCGTCATCTGGATTTGCGGCTGCATCTATTTCAGCTTTTGCCAAGTCTTCGTCTTCAGACTGAATATCCGCTAGCATTTTAGCGAAATCCTCTTCTGAATATTCCATCATAGAGGCTTCTTCAGATGAAGGAGCCTCTGTATTATGTATATCGCATAAAGCTTGGTCAATAAGTGCATTTAATTCTTTACTGTCCATATTACATAATCTTTAAATTAATTACAAATACTGAACTAAAAACATTTCTTGCTACATGTGGCTGGAGCATAAATAAATATGCTATAGCAAGCAATAGTCTGGCAACTATATGTAGAATCCATGCAGCTAAGTATATTGGAAAATAGATAATTCCAATAATAAGCCATACTAAAAACAGCATCCAGCCTTTAAACTTAATTGGTATTTTCATAATTTCAAATTGTTTATTAAATAGTCATTGATATGCTTTGGATATACATTTGTACTTGGTAAATATATATGCAAATCCTGAGCAAAATGATAATAGTCTCCAACTACAGCATCAATTCTAGAAGCGACATATTTTTGCAACTGAGAAAAACAATATTGGTCATTGCAAAAACCAAATATCAAATCGTTACTTCTCATAAGAACTGTCATATTGAGAACTTTTCTATAGTTGTCATAAATATCGACTTTAAAACCAATATTTAAAGTACATGGAGTATCATAATCATAATCATCCATCTCTTTACCATCATACAGTGTAAGCCATGCTTGACGAGTATCTGGATTGTTCTCGAGTTTCTCAATCACTTTCTGCAATTGCTTATTGCGATTCCACAACCAGCCATAATTAGAATTGACTTGGCAATCGCCACCATGCATACGTTTCCAAGCTGGAGCATGCTTTTGAAGCTCTGATACATCTCTTGAATGAGATAAATACCAATTCCATTCTCTTTCTGCATACTTAGGATTCCATTGACGCCAATCTTCAGTGATATGATTGTATTCTGGATAAGCCATATAGAAACCAACATTCTGTAATCTAATGGTATTATTACCAGGCATTTCACCGCATCCAGCTATACGATTGGCCAAAATACTAAATGCTTGATTTGCATTTTCATATACCCAATTATTATCAGATTGAGTAATATACGGGTAAGAAATTTCGAAATTTACTTCCATGATTTATTAAATTTTTGATTTAATACTTGAAAGTTTTGCTGAATAGCTTTAATGTCTTCAGGCTTTAAACCTGTTAATGGACAAACTGCATCCAAATCAAGCATATTCACTTTACTTTACCTTCCATTCTAGTTCTTTCGTATGCAAAAAATTGCTCTTTAGTAATTTCTGATGCTGGAGTTGGCACTAGTTTTGTATATTTTCGTAAATCTATAGCTTTGCTCATATCTTTTGCATTTTAAAAAGTTCTTCTTCGGCTTCCTCGTTTAATGCTTGGCATATTTCTTTAGCTTCTTCGTAAGTTAATTCTGTGTATGGGTCTCCATCTTCATCTTCAGCCTGTTCTCCAGTTATAAGAACAATTCTATACATAGAATTAACTCTTTCATCTATATAGGTATTAGCTGCGTCAACAGCTTGTGAGCATATATACCAAATTGCATCGTCTTTAATAAAACCTAAATCGAACTTGTCAGTACATATCTGAATATAGAAAGTTCTCAGAATTTTTGGCGCAAATAAGCCTTTCTTTTCCATATCCTTGTATTCGTGCAGCCACATGCCAAATCCGTTACTTTCTTTGAATTTTTTAGCGTAGTGCTCTACAAATTTCAAGAATATAGGTTCTTTTACTACTTCCGGTACTTTCTTCATAATCTGATATTTTTAATAGATAGAACTCCTCTTTTTATCCCAGAGCAATTGAAACATATAATATAATAATTTATATTATAAATATATTTCGTTAACTCTGGGACTATAGAGGTTATTATTGGGATAATTTATTACTCTTCTGAAGTAGAGTTAAAACCTCCTTTTCGTTCACTCTTCTTAGCAAGAACTGCTGCTTTGACAACCTCAGGAGAAGCTTCACAAATATCTGCGTAAGATACAGGGACCAAAATAAATTGAGCAATCTTCTGACCTCTCTCAATCCATACTGGCTCTTTGCCTACGTTAACCAAATGAATGTGAATCTCGCCAGGGTAGTCCTCATCAACAATGGTAGCACCTACGATAACACAACTTGAAATAGTTGTATCTTGACCTGTAATCTTCATTGGAGTTTCACAGTCAATCTTAGCCTCTCTTGATGGACAAACACCAGACTTGTTAGCAGCCATAAGCATATATCCATCTGGAATAAGAGCACAGATACCAGATGGGATGAGCACATCTTCACGAGGCTCAAGCATCTGGCCTGAAAAGTCTTCTGGCACGAAGAAGTCAATACCAGCTGACTTAGATGTACCACGCTCTGGAGTTTTAACCTTTCTTACTTTTGCAATTTGCATTACTGAATTCATAATTGTAAATTTTAATGAGTGAATAACTAAATAATTTATATGTGCAAAATTACATAAAATTTTTCATATAATGAAATTTTTTGTGTTAACAGTAGTTAAAGTTAACAAGCTTTAACTACTGTTATTCTTTTAGAGTAAATCATCTACATCACCAGAATTTGGGTTCATAGTAACTGGTGCTGAATTCTTTGGAACTTTAATGTCACCAGGTTTACGTTTCAAAATCCACAGTGTGTTACGAGCAGCATCTGGGAACATTGGAGCCATGATATTTGCCATAAGATTTGAGTCATAATAACGACTCAATTCTTTAAACATTTGCTTCTGCCAATCATTCATAAGAGGCTTATAATCTTTTTGTGAAGCAAATGTTCCGAACTTATCTACAATATCAAAATGCTTTTTGAGAATAGCCTCAAGCTCATAATGGTCAAACTCTTGAACATCTACACCTCTTCCGTCCCCAGAATCATAAGTATGATTACCTGCAGCACCAACACGAGGGTCGTAATTTGGAGTAGAAAGATAATAAGTTGCATCATCGCGTCCACACGCTTTAAAGTTCTCCAGGAAAACATCTGCATTCTGTTTACCGACATGTTCAAGAACTTCGAAAGCACATACTTTATTGCCATTAAACTGACTGTAATCAAGATAATTTTTAACAAGGTCAGCCTCATAGAAGCTAGCCCAAGGAACTGATGCAAACTTAGCTGCATCATCTGCAATAGTTTTGTGTCGAATATCGATACCAACATAACTGTTACACTTAAACTTATTTCTGTAAAATACTTCGAGCAAATTAGCTTGACCGCATCCAAAATCTACTACGTCATCACCAATTTTAGCATCTTTCAAGATGTGTGTCCATCTTAAATAATGAGCGAACTGGTCTCTGTGATAAATATGACGCTCCATAGCTTGGTCTGGAGATAAATCTGTTGTATTATAATTCTTTGCCATAATTACATTAAATCTTCTGCTTCTTTTTCCGTTTCAGTTTCAGGCTTAGTACCATTGGTACCATCGTATGTATCAGCCTCTGAAACTGGGTTAAACTTACGTTGCTTTTTGCCTACTTCAATTGATAATTTCCAATACTTGGAATACTCACACAACCAACCTTCAATGTTATTAATTGTAAGATTGAACTCGCTAGATGGCTCATAACCTCCAGTTTCAGCATTAAACTTAGCATACACCATTGGTTCTCCATGAGCTTCGGCAACTTCGTTGAGTTTCTCTTCAGCCATAGCGAGAAGTTCCTTCATACCAGCTACACGCTGAGAGTTAATAACTCTATTAGGGAACAAGATGCGCAAACCAAGAAGTGAACCAGGACCAATGTTTGTCAGTTCATTTACATCGAATGGAATAAAATCCTCTTTTGAGAATCGGTTGATGTAAATCATATCCTGCATCAGTTCGTTGGCAATAAACTTCTGAACTCCAGGAATAGCTGACAAAACATCGATAATATCTCTTGTGGACTCTGCAATAAGAACTGTGTCGATGATAATATCAATAGCACCCCACAATTCGGACAGTGCAGTATCAGCATAAGCCTCTGCTCTATTTTTACCAGTCTTAGCAGCGAAAGATGAACTAATGATATAAGCGTCAGTAAATGGCTTAGCACCCATATTCTGAAGTGTCTTGGCAATTGTTATGAACTTAGGCTGCTGTTCCTTAAACTTTTCATAGTCAGGAATTCCGCCTTTCCAATCTGTAATAGAAGCCAAGAACTCGAAAAAGTCTGGAGAGTTAAACAACCTGTAAACAATGCACTTCCAAACTTTATTCTTAAGTGACAGACTATCATCCATAACGATGTTAGAGATAAGCCACCAAGAACTGCGGTCAAGTTCACGATACAAATTAGGAAATTTATTTTCCTGAAAAATAGGGTCATCTGTCCATGGAGCCTGAATCTTGTCAACGAATCGGCGTTTCCAAATCATCTGGCGCTCATACATAGTTTCAAAGAACTTTTGCAAGTTCTCATCGCTTACACTGAGATTTCTATCTGGCAAATGCTTAAAGTACTCATGATTGTCAGCTAATGGATTTGCTGAATTTTTACGAGCATAAGACTGAGTTGGATCGCCTGGATTTTTGCGTGGACGACCTCTACCACGTTTTACTGGCTGAATAACTTCTTCTACCATAATACTTAATTTTAATCATTATTTATATCTTTATCTGTTTTTGCTTCAATGTAATTATTTAGAGCTCCTACATAAGCAGCAGCATCAAGGAGATTATCCTCTCTGTGTGAATAGGCTTCTCTTGAAAGCTTAAGAGCAATCATAGCTCTGTACATGCCCTCAACTGAAATCTGCTCATTTTTTGGAGAGGCTGCATTATAAATAGCTGTAGCTCTTTCCATACTTTCTGAGAATGGTCCATACATGCGCTCTTTTTCTTCTGAGCGATGATTGACGATTTTGTCTGCTCTTTCCAAGATATTCATAATCTTTATTTTTATATTGCAAAATTAATAATAATATTTGAATTAAAAAAATATTTTAAATTTTATTAACTTATTTATTATTCATAAATATGTTTTTAATTATTTTTAATGTAATTATCTATTTTAGCTTTAATACTACTCATCAAGCTCATCTGCACTCTGTCTTTATTCTTTAATGCTAATATAACATCCTCATCGTGGGTCTGAGCCATATACAAATGATGAATAATAACACCTTGCTTTTGACCTTGACGATAAAGTCTAGCATTAAACTGCTGATACAACTCAAGTGACCAAGTTAAGCCGAACCAAACGATTATATTGCCTCCAGTTTGAAGGTTAAGTCCATGGCCGGCTGAAGCAGGATGGGCTAGCATAAGTTGAACTTTACCAGCATTCCAGTCTTGTATATCTTTAGCTGTTTTAAGCTCTCTAGGCTTATATTTGCTAAGATACTTCATAATTCGGTCTCTATCAAATTGATAAGTCCACGCAACAAGAACTGGCTTTCCACACGCTTCTTCTACTATCTCTTCCAATGCTTCTAGCTTAATATCGTGAATTGGATATACGTTTTTATCTTCATCATATATTGCACCATTTGCAAATTGGAGAAGTTTATTAGATAGACCAGCAGCATTTAAAGCTGTAATTTCGACTTCATTATCTATGCTTATAAGCTTCATAATACTATCTTTTTCAAACTTATGATACGCCGCTAATATGTCTTTAGGCATTTTAAGCTTAACATAGTTGTTTGTAAGCATAGGCATGTTAAGATAGTCCTGAGCTTGCATACTTATACATATATCACCTATTTTATTTCGTATTGCTTGTTCTGCACCTCCTTGTAAATTATAATTATAAACTACGTAACCGTTAGACCTACCTGGAGTAAAGTATGTACTTCTATACTTAGTAATAGTTTTACCAAGTCTTTCACCTCTATCCATTAAGTAAATCTGTGGCCACAAATCAATTAAACCGTTTGGAGCAGGCGTTCCAGTTAAGCCGACTACCCGCTTTATCCACGGTCTGGCTAATCTTAGTGCTTTAAATCTCTGTGACTGATGATTTTTAAAGCTACTAAGCTCATCAATTACAAGCATATCGTATGGCAAGTTTGAAGCGCATATACCACAGAGCCATGCTATGTTGTCGCGAGAAATTATGTGAATATCAGCTTTCTTATGAAAAGCTTCCAATCTCTGTTTTTCTGTTCCAATAATCTTAGAAAATGTAAGATGTTGCAAATGCTCCCAATTTTGTGCCTCTTCTGCCCAAACAGTTTCAGCTACTCGTTTAGGAGCAATTACCAAAACTGAATTTACTTCAAGATAGTCGTACATTAACTTCTCTACTGCTGTTAAGGTTGAGACTGTTTTGCCTAGTCCCATTTCCAAAAATAAACCACAGTATTTATGAGTAATTATATGCTCGACTGCCTTTTTCTGATATTCGTGTAAATCTGTTTCTTTTAACATGTAATTATATCTTCTATTAAATCGACAACCTGCTCTACAGTATCAATTACTTCAACTCTAAAGCCGAGTTTGCGAAGCTTGTCGTGCATCGCCAACTGAAGTGGTCGAGGTTTTTGATTTGTGGTTTTAAGCTCTACAAATATAACCTTTGCAGGTTTAAATAAACACATTCTATCAGGCAATCCATTTATATGGAAGCTTAATAGCTTTATGCACATACCACCATTCAGTTTACAAAGTTCGACAAGCTTTCGCTCAACTATTTTTTCACTTTCTTTCATGGAACCCAGAACCTCCTACTGAAGAACATTTTTCTTCTTCTATATAGTCCCACTCGATGTCCTTGTCCGCATCAGGAGTATACAATCTATCCTTGAAAGACTTAAATATCTGCTTTTTAAATTTCTCAAAAGTTAAAGACCCATCAGCTCTTCCAACAATTGTGTCAATCTTGCCAAGATTGTATGATACCCATTCACCATTTTTAAAGTGCAGCTTCATGCCTCTTATTATGCGGTGTGTCTTCGTTTTGAGGTCGTTTTTGAATTTGTACTTTTTATAATTTGGCTTATCTGGGTCATCTTTCACAGGACTTGCTTCAGCTTTTGCTTTTCTTATTTCCTGTACTCGCTTAGCTCGAGTTTCAGCAACATTAAATGCACTTTTTAACTTTTTCGCTAAGTCTTTTTTAGTATTTTCATCCATAATTTTAATATAAATCTCCTAACATTGCTTTAATTTCATCATCGGTAGGTTTATCGCCTAAAAGCTCTTCAAGCTCTCTCATAGCTTTTACTACAGGGTCTTCTTGAACAGGTTTTATGCGTTTATAGTATTTTTGCTTACCATAAATCTTACCAAATGATTTTCTCTTAGAACCAACATACTCCCATCCTGGAAGGGTCTTCATTATGTTGTTTATCTCGCGAGTGCTATAAGAATTAAAATTCTTACGCTCCTCACCTAAGCATTCACACCATATCTCATAAGAGCAAACAAACTCTTTATATTCTGTTCCCTTTTCAGCTAGTGGGTCATTTAACCACTGCTGGCGTTCGAATAAATCTTTCTTGCTCCAGCTAGAAGGAAACTTCATGTTGAGATATTCTTCAATTATTCCAGTTCTGTCATCAGTTACAGAGTGACTTTGCTGACTCTTCTTCGCAAGTTCATTCTCCTCTTCTGAGAAATATAGTTTTTCACCATTTTGATATAACTGAACAGCTTCAGCCCAAATTTGGTCTATAATATCATCAGTTAAGTCTTTGGCAACTATCTTTGTTGCAAATTTAGGACGAACTTCGATAGGATTGAATCGGCGATTACCTGTAGAATCACGCAAAAACTCCATATCATTTGTAGTTCCAAAGAACACGCATTGACGTTTATAAGTTTCTACAGTTCTACCATAAGCAGGTCTAAACATATCTTCTGTTTTAGTTATAAACTGCTTTACAGTTTCAACTTCTGCTTTCTTTAAACCTGATAATTCAGCCATTTCAATAAGCCATGCACCCTGTAACTGCTCATAGGCTTCTTTACCTTGAAATGTATTGAATGAATCGCTAAACCAGTCCTTGCCAAGTTTACGTATAAATGTAGATTTATATGTAGCCTGAGCTCCAACAAGCACAAGAACCATATCATATTTAACGCCTGGGTTGAATATTCTAGCTACCGCAGCACACAAAGCTTTACGAATAGCAGCTCTTGCATATGTAGTATCTTCGGCACCAAAATAATCGACAAGAAGTGTATCAACTCTATTTACGCCGTCCCATGAAAGAGATTTTAAATAGTCTCTTACCGGATGGAATGATTTCTTTTGAGCTGCAAGCATTACTGCGTCATCGATTTTTGACACAGACACCATATTGTACACACATTCTATGTAGTTACGTATACCTGAATAATCTACATTTTTTACAGGTTCTGGAAAATCCACTTTGCGCCAAGGCATAGACCTCATGATATATGTTTTACTGTCAAACTCATTCAGTCTAAATGCACCTCTGAGGTATTTATCATTCTGCAAAACGAGATTAAGATTGTTAGAATCACTGTCGTATTCGCCTTTTTTATTGGCCTTGAGTTGTGAAAGCCATGAATCATCATAAGAATCATCATCAGTCCTCTCCTCATTAGCAGCATCTAAACCATCAAAATCTAATTTTGCATGCTCTAAATTCTCCTCAGCTATTTTCTTTTTAACCTCAGCACAAGTTGTAGCAAATTCTTCCATCTTTTGCTGAGAAACCTTTGAATCAGGTCCAGAGTCAAGATGTCCAAATTTATGTATTCTAACCAAATCAAACGCATTGCACAGTCTTCCACTTGCTGGGTCTGTTCCATGGTGCGAAAAAGCGAATTTATCATTATAAACAATAAGACCTCCAGTTGTAGAACCTAATTTATAGGTATATCGGTCTTCGCCTGCTTCCTCATATATATCACTAAGAAAAGTGCTAATAGCATCTTGAATTGAGTATGTTCTACAGAATGTTCCGATTATGCCTGACTTTTCTTCTGGGTCTTCTTGTTTTTTAATATCAGATAATAAACCTTCTGATATTTTACTACTAGATGGCCATTCAGGTGTATTCCTCCAGTCATCGTACGTTTCAAGAACTGCATCAGCATCAAGCCATTCTCCATCTTGATATTCGAAATAATATTCTATATCAGATGATACACTCGGCCAAAACATAAGTCTTTCTGGCTCAAATGTAGATTGGTCGAACAATTCTATATTTAAATTACATGCTATACGTCTAGATATAGCTTGATATTCGTCAACAGATACCTCTCTATTAATAGGGATAAGCAGTCTGTGACGAGGTTTACTCTGTGTAGATTTATGCGTTGAATATATAGCTGCTGCACAGCCATACTGCAATGTAAAATCCCACCAAAAATCAGCATAAGAAAAATCTACATCAAGACAAATTAATTGTCTGTATGATACGGATGTTTTCTTACGTATACCCTTGTCAAGATAGCCACCAACAAAGCCTCCAACATCTTTGATTTTAGATTGGTCAGCTTTGTTAGCAGCCATGAATTGAGCGTGGGTCTCATTAGTAACTACAGGCTTAGAAAGTTTGTCGATTAATTTGCTCCACTTTACTTTCTTATTCTTCCACTTTTTTGTAGAAGCACTTAAGCCTGTAGCTATATCTATTATGCCATCATGAATCATGGTCCTCTATTTTCCAAGTTATAAGTATTAATAGTGCATTGCCGATAGGCGTAATTTTATTATTGTAAGTTGCAAAGTTATTTATCAACTGCCACTGAACTAGCTCATAACCTTTCTTTCCCATTCTGTTCAAATATTCTTGAAAGGCTTCTATGCTTGAAAAGTTTCCACTATCAATTACGTATTTATATTTAAGCATACTTATATAATTACATAGTTATTTACTATTTTAGAAATAGCTTCATTTATGTAGTGAACAGACGCTTTTTGGCTAATATCCATTAAGTCTTTAGCGTGTTCCAATATAGAAACTAATTCTTTTGCCTGCGGTGTCATGTCAGTCCTTTTTATAATAGTCCGTAATATATCCATCAGCACGAAGAGGTAAATCTGAAGCCCAGTCTGGAGGAGTTGACATGATACGTACCATAAGGTCATATCTGTCTTTCTCATTTCCATCCTTAGGGATTTCTGCTATCATCTCATCGTGTACATGGAAGTCTACTTTAAATCCGGCTTTCTCTACTTGCATAAGAGAATATCCAAGTAAATCACGAGCTATAGCCTGCACCATATTCTCGCAAAGCTTTCCACCATAAGTGTCCATTTCACCCCACTGACCTGTGGTCTGAATCTGTCCTTCATACATAAGAACTTGAACTGGACGAGTAGAACGGCCAATAGTCTTATTCTTAAAGTGAGGATGAACATAGAACAGCTGTCTGCCAGATGGTAGTCTTGCAGTAAGATATTCACCATCACAATCAAAAATAATATTGCGGCAAGTACATCTAACTGGTCTTTGATACTTAACTGCTTCATGAGCTGCTTTTTCAAGTTCATGCCAGAGAGCAACAATCTTAGGATTTGCAGCTCTCCACTTCTTAACCATGTCTGTCATTTCTGAATCAGTAAGTCCCATCTTTTTACCGCCCATTCTTTCAAGAGCACCAAGCGCGCCACCATATCCTAATGCCAATTCAGATATTTTACTTTTGTCACGTAAAACAGAACCTTTAGTGATAGCTGAAATTGGTACACCGAACATCTTAGAGCCAGTAGCCTCGTAAATTTTACCGTCGCCGTGGAATACATCCATTCGCCATTTTTCATTAGCAAGCCATGAAACTACTCGAGCCTCAATTGCTGAGAAATCTGCTACTGAGAACGTATATCCTTCTGGAGCTATAAGCGCTGTACGAACCAATTGTGATAAAACATCGGCCACATTGCCATACATCATATCGCAAGCTTCCCAATCGCGTTTACGAATAAGTTCACGAGGTGTATCAATGTCATCAAAGTGGTTCTTACTGAGGTTTTGCAATTGTAAAAGTCTACCAGCCCAACGACCTGTTCTATTTGCTCCATAAAACTGAAAGGTGCCGCGCACGCGGTCATCTGGAGTAGCACAAGAAATCATCTTGTAATACTTCTTTACAGATGTTTTGCTCAGCTTCTGATAAATATCAAGAGCTTCAAGTACTTCAGGATAGTCTTTGACTTTTTCAAGAACTGCAGGCATTTCAGCTTTTGTGAGTGATTCTACAGTAATACCAGTTCTTGCTTTTATCCACTTCTTAATCTGAAGAGGTGATTTTGGATTTTCAAGGTAAGTTATACTTCTAGCCTGTTCTGTGAGATACTTAGAATATTCCAAGTCACAATAAATTGCAGAACTTGCTAACTCTCTATCAATCATAATACCTCTATCATTGATATTCTGGTCGGTAACATATAGCTGGCGCTCTATTTCTGGAATCTCAAACTTCTCTAATTTACGATATATCTCTCTTTCTGAAAGCACATCATAAATATTATAGAGTTTGTATTCAGCCCATTTAGCTGGAGCATCTTCAGGCATATTGCGAGTGCGACCACCATTAATCTTAGTAGGCTTACATGGACAGCTGAAGTATTTAATAAGAGCTTTACCAGTCTCAAGTTTCTTATCTTGAAGATTAAGCTGCTTAGATACAGCATCCAATGATAATGGTAAACCACAATAAGCCGATTTAACTAGTGTACAATACCACTCGTCTATTTCGGTATGAAGTCCTATTCTGTTAAATGCTGTACGTTCAAATACAGCATTGTGAGCAACTTTAAGGCATTTAGGGTCTTTAAGTGCTTCAAGGAATTCACTTGGCCACCTATCACCAGATACCAAGTCTACCATAACAACATCATCATCGCCAAAAGCATAGCCGCAAATCAATATTTCAAAGTCTGGAGATGCTATATACTTATAAGCACCACACTCTTTAATATCAACTGATGAGTATGTTTCAATGTCGATAAATAATTCTCTATCAAATTCTTTCATCGTAAAGTAGCAAATTCGTTATTTGACTTAATAATATAATCTCTACACTCCTCAACAGTTCCTCGGAATAAGACCTGCCCAGAATTTTTGTCTATAACTTCTTGTACCATATTCTTACAACTTTAAAATTAATAATAGAAGGTAGCAGAGGAATCGAACCTCTGCTGACATAGCATCCAGGTATCAATGACCTATGTTCTATACCATATACCTTTCCGTTTGATAAGAATATAAGAAGTGGAAGACTACATCAAGTCATCATCCCAAGCGTTGTCACCGCCAAAGTCCTCAGTAGCAGTAGAACCACCTGCAAGCATTTCGGCGTCTTCAAGTTTCTGCAAGTTCTGAAGACCGGCCGCAATACCTTTATTACCAGAGGTGTTGAATGCAAACATGTTAAGAGAGATACGGCCATACACACCAGAGTAAAACTCTTCTTTATCCATGATAGGGTCAAGATTACGGTCTACGATAGTAGGCTTACGGTTAGAAGTTGCATTGAGGAAGTAAGAATCTGCAAATGCCTCATCATCTGAGCGCTCTTCATCGCCATCACGAAGTGGCAACTTGATAGTTGAAGGAATCTTGCCATTCTTATCTGCAAGCTTAGACTTACCAACAGTCTTAGCAGTCTCAATAGCCTTCTTAATCTTCTCGATAGTCTGAGTATCACTCTTAGGAATGATTACACAAACTGAGTACTTAGCTGACTCTTCTGGCTGACCCTCCATTGTCGAAGGCTCAAACACGTGGCAAAAACAAAAACGAACTTTACCTGTTACTACTTTAGTTGAATTTTCCATACTATAATATGTTTTAAAAATTAATACTACTTGTTTGTTCTCTTATGAGAGAATTTACGATAATTTAAAAGAGCTATACCAAACTCTACTACAGTAGAGTTTGCATCGCTAAAACCTAGTGAAGAACCTGGATATTTCTGTGCCATAATTATTTTATTTTAAATAAATAAATATAACAAAATGCTAGTATTAAAACGCTTATAAAAAGCATACCAACTAACAGTTTAAATTCTACTGACGTAATCATGAGAAATCATTTATCGCATCTTCAGTTCCAAGAGCTGGTCTCTTGTCATCTTCAGATACTAATGTTGGTTTACCTGCTGGCTTTATGATAACATCTGATAGTGCTTCAGCAACTGCTTTTTTGCCAAACTGCCTCTCAATAGAAGTAATAGGTTTAAGCTTCATATCAAACAAATCATCTTCAGTTGCAGTTGGGAACTTCTCGTAAATAGTATTGCAAATTTTATCCTCATTGTCAATCCATCTGCGTCTAGATATTCCTTCTACAACCTTAAAGCCTGGCCAGTGTTTATTCTCATTAACCGCGAGGTCTAATGCATAGGCCTTTACAGAATCTGCCCATTCTACGAGTTGTGGAATTCTTGAGAGAACATCTGCAATTTGCTCATCTGTCAGCAATTCAGGAGAAGCAAAATCATACTTTGCCAATTCTAATTGTTTATCGTAGAGTGCTTTACATCTGTTCTTAACTGCACAGAATCTACACCATCCACCTGATGAGAGTTCTCCTTCTCCATTAAAAGCCATTTTAGCTTTCGGCTTGAGCTCATTATTTGCCCAATCCATAAGGTCTTTTACAGAGATATTCCAAGATGATATGTTATTCAAGCGAGGCTGAACAATAGTGAGCTTTACAGTTTCAATATCATACAGCATATCAAACTTAGCTAACATACCTAATGCATAAAGCATCTCTTGTACATTCCATTCAGCTGATACTGGAATTCCTTTACCATACTTAAGGTCAACCACCTCCATAACTGAATCGTTGACGATAGTACAGTCTGCAGAACCAAAGCTTTCTGGTACATACTCTGAAATATCTAATTTAGACTCGATAAACATTTCTGCAGATGGATTTGAAGCCTTAGCAGCTTTATATTCCTCTGTACAATAATCAGTATAAACTGGAACCATATCAAGCATTTCCTCATTAAAGAGTTTATTGCTCATTATGACTTCATACTTATCTGAAAATTCGTCATCAGATAATGTGCCCAATGTATCGTGGCAGATAAATAACTCTGCCAATTCATGAGCCAATGTACCTTCTTCGGCATAGACTGAAGTTGGTTTTGGTGGCATTTTTTCCTCCAAGCGAGCAGATGGCGTACAGTTCAACCATCTGTGAGCTCCTGAAGGCGAGAGAAGCGCATGGCTTCTCTCGTGGTGGTCTTGTCCGTTATTTACTTCCATACTCTTTTATGATTAGGAATACGTGTCTCAATATGCATAGGAATATGTGTTACTCCATTTGCGTCAATTTTTGATAAGCCAAAATAATAAAAATAGTTTCGTCTAAAGCGTTCTGAGGCTGCCAATAGACGCTTTTTCTGTGACTTACCCATTAAGCAAGAGTATTAAGATAATCAACCAAAGCTTGATACTTACTTGGGTCAAGCGTTGTAACATTCTTAGCACCAAGCTCTGTGAGCTTAGCCTTAACCTCGTCGCGATGAGCAGCAGCCTTAGACGCAACTACTTTGCGCACGTCATCAATTGTGAGAGCTGGAGCTGCTGGAGCTGCTGGAGCTGCTGGAGCTGCTGGAGCTGCTGGAGCTGAAATCAACTTACTTACCAAACTAGAAATAAAATTCTCTGTCTTCTCTGAGAGATGTACATTAACATCTACTGAAATCTTAATATCGTCCATAATTTAAAAAATTTATTTGTTTAACAATTCTTGTTCATACTTTTTGATAGAATTATCTATGCTGTTGATAAACTCTTCTATTCTAACTGTTTTGGCATTTATGATGTAATTTTTAATTTCATCCATACCTTTATAGATAGATACCGAGAAGTCTCTTCCTAAAATTATCTTATACTCACCTTTTGTAAAGATTGTTCGCTTATCTTTTGTAATAGCGTGCCAATCTGTATCTTCTACGGTGAATAAGTCAGATACTGGAACCTGCAAATAGTGAGCTAAGGCACATATCTGAGCAGAATCAAGATAAGATTCACCTCTTAATACTCGCTTGAAACCGAGCTCAGGATATTTGACCATCGGCCATAAGAGATTTGCAACCTCTTGCTCCTGTAAGCCATATTGGCTCATAATTTTATTTATGTTAAATTTTTCCATGTAAAATATGAAGTTATGTTCTTTATTATTTTCATTTGCAAAAGTAACAAAAATTCTTCATATAAAAAAATTTTTTATGTTAAAAGAAGTTAACAAAAAATTTTTTAACTACTGTTAACACTTGAACTTATAAATCTTAAATAATGTATGCGTATATACGCGCGTATGCGTAACACAATTCTATATTACTTAAATCTTATAAATTTATCAGATAAGTAGCGTTCACAAAATAAAAAATATTTACGGAACCATGTAACCTATTGAAAATTAATTACTTATATAAAAAGTGTCCGGACACCGACCTCTTTCTATAACTTATAGGGATATTTTTAAAAAACATATACTACGGTCATAGTAGCTATTTTTAAAAAGTTCATTTGGACTATATAAATTATAGGGTAACTTGGGTAACTTTTTATATAAGTGATTGATTTTTAATAGGTTAGGTGTTACCCTATAGCGTTCACGGATAGTTCACGAATTGTTACCTTGTTAAATATTTTTACTTTAGCTCTATATACTCTATATTACTGATTGTGCAATTTGGATTTTTGCTAACAATATTGAGTTGCAAATTGCGATAACCAAACCATCTAGGACTAAGCTTAATGCCTAAAAATCTTTTTCGTTCTATAGACTTTGTAATTAAAAGTTCATCTTTAGACTGTATATTTAGATTTGCTGAATCTTTTGTAAAATATCCTGTTACCGAATTCCAGGAATCATAATAGTTAATAGCCTTTACTGTATCTTTGTATATTATAGAATCTTTTAGCTGCGTTTTTATCTTGTACTTGATAATAGTTTCAGGATTTACTACAGCAGTAAGTTTATCAGCTTTAAGCTGTTTAATTAACTTAGCATCATCAGCTCTTAATTGCTTATATTGTTTTAAAGACAATTCTATATTTGAAATATGAATTGCATTTAAGCTGTCTGCCACTTTGTATTTATGCAGTGAATCCATGCTCACTGATATACTATTCTGGTACGCAATTTCACAAGCTTTATGTTGTTTTCCTTGGTGCCAAATATACAAAAAAGCCCCCAAGAGAATCACGATTAAAAATTGTGAAAGTATGCTATAAAAATTCAGTTGCTTCATAATTCTAGCTATAATTAATTAAATAAAGAGAGCGAAATCCACTATATAAAGGTGATAACTTTATAACCTAAATATAGTGGATAACTTCTGTTAAAAATAGGGAGTACCTGGGATAATTTTATATATTTTTGTACTCCTCTTTTGCGTTAAAGCAAGGGCAGGCTTTATGCACATTAGGCATATCACGATGGCCTACCACTTTAGCATTCGGAAATCTTTGTTTATAGCCAGCAACAAGTCCAGCCAGTGCTGCTTTCTGCAACTCAGTTCTTGTATCTGCTGGCTTTCCATTTTCATCAAGTCCGCCAATATAACAGATACCGATAGAATCTGAATTGTGACCTTTACAATGAGCGCCTGGTTTTGCCTCTGAGCGACCAGGTTCTACTGTACCATCCAAATCAACTACTGCATTATAGCCGATTTCATCAAAACCGCGCTCTCTATGCCATTTGTCTATATCTTTGGCATGAAAATCACGCCCAGCCTTAGTAGCTGAGCAGTGAATAATAATATAATTTATCTGTCTCATAATTTAAATATTTATAATTTTATATCTATAAAGTCAACAGCATAAAGTTCTTTCGCTCCTTCGCTTCTAAATTGTCTTCAAAAACGAACATCTTGCCTTAATAAGATTATAAATCCTCTTATGTCCTTCTATTGATGGATGTATGTTATCAGACAAAAACATATTTTTGTCCAAAACACCATCATTATTATAGAAGACATCTTTGATTTCCACATAACGAAAATGTGACCTAATATAATCATTTACAACTGGATGGTTATCTCCAGTACCATATTTAGGAGGAACTGTCAACCAAATTGTTCTTATGCCATTTTTGGTTGCTGCATCATCAATGTATTGTAACCCAGTGCAAGTTGCCTGGCTGTCAACGTCATTTATACCTATGCAAAATAATACATATTTTGCATCTTTCAGCCATTTCATTTCCTTGTCAATGTGAGGTTTTATAGAGCTTATACTTGCTCCTCCCTGACCAAGTATAATAGTCTTTCTGTCGCCAATGGAACTACATAGCAATGATGCAAATCTCTTATCCTTGTCACTAGGAATCGAATTACCTTCTATAAATGAATGACCCACTACTACAAGTTTTACGTCATTGATATCTATTGGGTAACCAAAGCTAACATCTGAAACTTTCATTTTGCCAGTCAGTGCATAGAAAGATAACTTACCCCAAGCATATCCGTTAATACTTCCGTTACCTTCATTGGCAGTATCACCGCTGATGACTTCACCATTACCGATACCATCTTTTGATACACTAATTCCATCCTGTGCTGTTACAGAAATATTGAAATAAGAGTTTTTCTCTGTTTTCTTTTCAATAGATATGGTGTATTCTTTTCCCTTATCAAACACTAGTTCTGAAATATAATATTTGTGTGTCTGCTTTGGTGGTAAAGTCTGTCCTACGATATAAACAGATATGTAACTTCCGCTTTCATCCTTTCCTATACCAAACATTGTGCCAGCCAACTGATACCAAAAACCTACACAGAACTCAAAATAACCAAGAGAATCCGTATCAATAATCTTCAATGCTGATGATAGGATAAATTTATCTTCGTATAGACTGGTATTGTACTGTAATCTATTTTCGTAGCCAGTCTGAAGACTTTGAGCACTAGCTTTATCTTCAGATATGGAAAAGGCATTGTTCAATATATCAAAATCTGAGAAATCATAAATAAAATTACCATAAGATTTTGCAGAACTGTTAATTTCTTGCCTTAATTCATCCTTTGCATTGTCAATCAACATCTGTGTTGATATATTATCTGTGAAAAAAGCCTTATTTGGCAATATGGAATCCGAGCTTCCATCATTCCAGCAGAAAGCATAATAACCTTCCTCTAAAGTTATGACTTTATTAATTATGGAAGAAGGAGCATAACCTATTATTTTTTGTTCTGGCTCTTCATACGTTTCACTAGAATATTTCCATAAAATATCCTGTGTAGAATTTGCATTATTTATATATATCCAGTACTTACCAGACTTCAAGTGAAGTTTAACTAACTTATAGCTTTTGATAGCATTAGTAATAGTACCTTCACTACCTTTGATATATTTTCCTAAAGAAATATCATTCTTGCTGAATAATGACATAACGGTAGGAATGAGAGTATTTTTTATAACATTTAAAATATCTTGGTTATTCTTTTTAATGTTATCATCAATTAATACTTGTATGGAAAGAGAATCAGTTATAAAAGCTTTTCCAAACGAAAAACCATTATTGTTATTATCATTCCAACAGAAAGCGTAGTAACCTTCCTTTAAGGTTAATATCTGGTTATATGGGGTTGTTCCTGTAGAACCAACAATCTCTTTTTCTGGTGAAACATAGTCGCTATCAGAATACTTCCATAATGTGGCTTGTGAAGAAGAACCGCAACCACTATATATCCAATACTTACCTGCTGAAAGATGCAGCTTAACCAGTTTATATGCTTTAATAACATCTGAAATAGCACCATTTGACGGATTTATTGATTTACCGATAGTAACATTATCATTGCCAAATAGTGATACAACTGGAACTTTTAACGACAAGTCGCTGAGTTTAGTACTTACGGCTTTCTGACTCATCACCTTATCCTCATCCTCCCCAGATTCCTGGACAACCTCAGGTATATTATCTACCATGCTGAGTAAAGTACTTTGCATAGTAGAGCCAGTAATCTCCTGATTACCATTTTGCTTTATAACTTGCTTGATAGCAGACTTTAAATTTTCGTAAGCCATAATTTCATTAGTTTAATACTATCCCATATAGTTTGGCTATTAAGAGTATAGCCTTTGCTCCATAAACTGAGCAACAACATGAGAATCTTGTCCATAATTTTATGCTATTACAATTTTACTATTAGCCTCTACTGCTGAACGAACTTCCGCCCAATCGGCTGAAGAGTTATATTTCTCCAATACTGAAGTCTCTAACGTGATTAAGAATGAAGCATCTGGCTTAGCATTCTGAACTGTATAAAGGATTGACTCTGGTGAAACCTGAGTGCACCAGTGCAAATCTAAGTCTTGTGCCAAATTCTTAATCTTAAAGGAAATAAGCCTTACACAGCTGTCAAACATGTTTAATACAGAATAGCCTGTGTTTGGAAGACTAATAATTCCTACAATCTGCTGAAGATAGATACAACCAGAGAATATATTTGTACAATTGCTAACATCGAGTTCACCTTCTTCATTTGGTGCATTCAAATCTATAATCTCACAGTTTGATGCATAGAATGCCGAGTGCATATCTATATCAGTCTGAAAGCCTTGGAACCATTCGTGGCACTTAATATACTTAGCTTTTGAATTAGCCCACATAGCTGTATAGTTAGTTGTATTAGCAACTTTATCATACTCTTGGTCAGCTAAGAGCATATCAGCTGGAGTGAGATTAATAAGGCTTGTGCCAATATGAACTTGGAACTTATTATTCTCGTAGTCATAATCGGCATCAAACAGCTTCTTGTACACTTCAATCTCAGCTTGAGTAACAGGTGCTACCATAGCAGAAGTTCTTGTCCAATTAAGATAAGAGCCATCTGCATCTTTTGATAAGTGCAAATAATACTCACCATCTCTAACTGTAGCCATTGCTGTTAACTCTGTAGAGCTATACTCTAAGAAGTTAAAGATAATAGCCAAGTTGTTATCAAGAACTGCGATATGTGTCAAATCATGATTAGCATTTGCCGCATCAATGACTTGGTCAATGTCTGCTTGAGTATTTGTTACCTTATAGCTGTTAGAAGGCAAATTATCGCCTGTTTTAGCAGGTTCTCCAATAGTAATAGCTACTGTTGAAACTTGACCATCATCTACAGATGTAGATGCCAACTTATCAATAATAGCCGTAAACAGTGGAGCTAAAACTTTAGCACTTGCTGAACCTTGCTTAAATATCTCAAGGTCAACATACTTTCTCATCTGTAATATATCCATAATATACCTTATATTTTATTTAGAATCATTTTCTCGCTTCATGTTTCCAAATGATTTATTATCTGGTTTATCAAATTCACTATTTAATCTATCTATAATAGGCTTCCAGTAACCTGGCAAAGCTTTCATAATTTCAAATCTTATTAAGTGATAAATCACTCTGAAAATAACATTTTTTGGATATGCTATGATAAGGTTTTTAAAACCATTACAAACATAAGCATAATCAAAAATATACGTTAAAATTTTTGCAGCAAATGTTGCTTCTTTTTTATCTCCACAAGCATATACGATACTATAGATAACATATATGATTGTGAAATATAATGCTAATTCGAATATAGCTTTCTGAGCTTTATTCCAAGAGAAATTTTTGCATCTTGTTATAGATATGCCATCAGCTCTCATTCCACAGAAGATGTTAAACCCAAAGCCAATAATAAGAGCTACCACAAAGCCCTCTGTTGGTGTTAGTATAGCCAACAGAGAGCTAAAAGCAGAAATAATAATTAGCCTAATCTGTTCAAATTCAAATGTTCTTGCCATTAGATGAAGTCCTCCCAGTTTAATGTTAATGATTTACCAATAGCATCACTGGTCCATCTCATAAATTCCATGCCTTCATAGCCATCAGGGTCTGAGGCTACTAGCTTAGCATAAGTAACGCACTTGTCTACTGTATCAAGAACTGCTGGATAGAAATCAGCATAAGCCATATTAGCAGTATATGCCATATCTCCACTGGTCTCATTGTGAGTTGGAGTAAATGGGCCAAGCACACTTCTTAACTGCTCTGCAGTCCAAGAATGAGTACTTCCAGATGTGTTGACCATTTTCTTGCTCACATAATCTGCGAGTTTATCAGTAAAATGGTAACCATGCTTTTTGATATATTCAAGATAGCCAGGTGCATTCATAATCGCATTAGCTGTTCTTGAAAACTTATCTTTAATCTCGATTTTGTGCTCTTCATTATCTGAAGAATGCACAACTATGTATTTAATCTTTTTCATGATAACTTTTCAACTAATGTTTTAACTAAGTCTTTCACTTCTTGAACAGAACCTTCGACAGCTTTAAGTCTTGTTTCAGTTTCTTGTTCTTTCTTAAGAGCAGGGTTAAGAGTAACAAGCAATTCAGGAGTTTTATCTACTACCATCTGGTAGTAATCTCTGTTTGCAAGTTTCTCTTTAGCATCATTGCAAATAGCATTAACCTCTTTAATAAGAGCTTCTGAACTAGTAGACAGAACGATATTTCCTGCCTTAGTAGTTTCTAACAATTCAGGAATAACATATACACTAGATTTGCCACCAATTTCAATAGTAATGTCTCTGCAAATAGTATTGCTCTGCTGTGTAAATACACTGCCATAACTGTTGTTACTATCTACGTGGTATACATTATTTATAACTTTTCCTTGATTAATGGCCATTTCAGACTTATCAAGGATAAAAACTTGTTGACCTTGTTTAATATCTTTAAACTGCATAGCTTTACATTTTAGATGGGACAAAGATTGGTAGCTAGACACATAAATGCCTAGCTACCAAAGTTAAATATTAAGGAGCTGTGGTAGTTGTCTTATTTGCAGCAATAATCTGAGATACTGCTGCAGTAATACCTGCTACAATAGCCTGTGTCTGGTCTCGCTGGCTCAATTCGCGACGAGAATCATTGTACTTCAGCTGAAGTTCCTGATTCCAATGGCCATTCATTGTATCAATGATTCGCTGAGTATTAGCATTCTCGTTAGTCTTCAAGTCACATGCCATCTGAGACATCTGGAAACCAAGATTAGAAGCGGCACGCTCTATGCCAGTGTTGGTATAAGCGAAGCCTTGCTGCAGAGCATTTACGATGTCCTTCTGGCCAAGCTGGTTTTCGTAACCCATCTTAATGATATTCTGCTGAGTCTGGCAGCAGCAATCCTTAAGAGCCTGAATCATCTGCAAATTGCCCTGAGATACTGAGTTGATTACACGTTCTGAAGAGAAGCCCACCTGACCGCTAAGTCGGTCTACACCTCCGCGAACGTCGCAAATTGCTCCATTGAGTGCATTAAAGTCACAATTCAAGTTGCCAGCGAGCTGAGTGATAGCTGCTGTATTACCATGAACTGCGTCCATAAGCAAGTTACTGTTCTGATTATCTGCCATCTGATTGCGAAGAGAATCAATCTGAGCCTGAATAGCAGGATTACAATTCTGCTCGCCTCCCCACATACGATTAGCAAACATCATCCAAACTAGGTAAACAAAAGGATTGTTCATCCAGTTGTTCATACCACCTCCCATAGCAGCCATCATAGTTGCTGGGTCATTGTTCTTAGTAGCGGCTAAAATCGCTGCTAAATCATTATCGCGACCATCAGTGCAATAAATCTTTTCGATTGTATCAGCCATAATCTACAAATTTTAAATTAAACAATTAAGTTTTTAACTCTCCATGTTGCAACATTTTATTCAATATCATAGTCACTGTTATAATCATTGTTGAAATCACCTCCTACAGCTTCATGTTTGAAGCCACCAAGATTAGTGATTATATTGTCCACATCAAATTCACAAGTTACTGAAGCTAAATCTCCTTGTTCCTGCCAATCAACTTCCATATTGAAAGTTATAGCATCATAAGTTTCACCTTTACAAGTTATCCTCTTCTGACTACAAAGACGAATTATCCTCATAGCATCACAAAGATATTCAGGAATAACTGTATTAAACTTATATGTTTTCTTAGAAACTTGGCTTTCAATAAATGAATAGCCTAATCTCTTTGTAGCCTCTTCTTCAAATGAGTATTCTGGTTTGCCCAATTCAGATTTAAGTAATAGAATAAAGTGAAAGTTCTCACTGCCTAATACTATTTTGCCATTTTTAAGAGTGAAATCACCTTCTGGGTTCCAATACTCTATTTTAAGACAATCATCAATATTGTTATCAAAACAGAACACTTCTGAATAATACCATCCACCAGAATGTATTTCAAGCCAGTATTGACCTTCATAGTCGATAACACCTGAAAGTGGAAATATACCTAAAAATAGTAATACATTATAACCATTTTTTGATACATTTCTTAAGCCAGCATCTTTAAACCTTTCAACTACATTGCCAGTTACTCTTTTATTAGTATTGGCATTTCTTACATATACTTCCGAAACATTTCCAGATACTATTAACTGAAACGGCGAAACTACATTTGGGTTTGTAATAAGTGGAGCAACATGGCCATAAGCAAAACTGCGATAGCGGTTCTGCTTATGGAAGTTATCATAGAACTTCAACGGTGATATACATATCGGATTTGCCATATTGCTTTTTACTATTGGATTCGTCAATAAAATTATTATTCAATGCGAATATAATAAAAAATATTCAACATTGTATAAAAATATATAATTTTTAAAATTATTTAACTCTTTATTTCGGACTGTACACAAGAGTAGCACTTATAAGATGTGTGTCTATATTCACTGACAGCGAATCAATAATTCCTGTTCCAACTGACGTTTTGATAGCTTTATTCAAGTCTATTTTTTCATCTGTTTGAAATTCTACATCTTGTTGCATACACTGTTTTATGCCAGTTACTCTGTAAGCATCAGATGATGGAGCTCTTGTATATTCTATGCGATATGCTGGCATATCTAGCATATAATATCTGGCGAGATATAGCCATGAGCACAGATAATTTTGTGGCGTAGCACTATATGTATAGATATATTCATCGTCTCTTAAACCAGAAACAGCTGCGATAGGAACTCTTTCTGTATCCCTATTAACCATCATAAGAGCAAAGCCATCTTCAGAAAATTTATCAGGAGCGTACAGCATTAAATCAATATCAGTAGAGAACACTTCAGAATTTACTTCTTCTGTTTTATCTGATTGGATATATACAGATTTAATGTCAATTTCCATATCGTCAAATATATCTGTAGAATCATCCATCCAGCTAAATTCATATCTAGAATTTAAATCATCTTTACTATAGCTAGTTGCCTCTTGAGCATATAGAACTGTTTTCTTATTAAATTTATCATATTTTTTAGTTAAGTCAAATTGCAAATTAGGACTTGTATATGATAAACCTTTCATAAAATACGATACATGCTCAATTCTTAATCTATTGCTATCATCTATATACCAATAACATCTAAAGCAATCTCTTAGCATATTCATGACTTGCTCAAGTGTTATTTCTGCTTTCTGAGCTGCTTGGTCATAATTACCTTTTAATATATTAGACTTTGGAGCAATAAATGGAGAATATCCAATTCTAGAACCATCAAATGGTATTATAGGAGTTGATGTATCTCCTCCGTATAAAAATTGACTATATTCAGCTGTCGCCTCAAATCTTACTAAAGGGTCTATTTTGTGTAGTAAAGCAGTTATAACGTCAGCTAATGAATATGCATCTTTTAACGTAAATTGCTTTCTAAATTGGCTTTCAAATGAAGTCCAGTCATCCGGTATAATTGCCCATATAGACGTATTAGCCCATGAGCTTCTACTAATAGGAACTGGCATATGCTCAGTTTTAGTCATAGCATTTACAAAGTTATTAGTAAAATACTCTCCATAGTCATTTCTACCATACTTCGTAGGATGTTCAACAGTATATCCTGATTGTTTTATCTGTAGACCGACCAGTCCAATACATTTTCTATAGTTGACTCTTTCAGATATAAAATCATCTTTTGGTAAATCGTATAGTGTTTTTGTTTGTCCAGATGATGGTTCTACTGCTGTATCAACATCTGCTAATATACGGCCCCATATCGTATAATATACCACATCAAATTTAAATTTACTAGGCGTTGTGGCATCACTGTAAATTTTAAATTCATATTCTCCTGTATCACCTATACTTGATTTATCAGAGTTAACATTCCAATCTTTCAGTGCAAATACACAAGTTGAAAATGCTACTCCTTGATTTCCAAAAGTTCTGTCATCGTAGATTTTTAGCACAAATTTCCATTCATCTTTTATTCCACTTAATGCTTCGCCTTCAACTACTTCTCCTGTGCCAAACCATCTTATAGTTTTATTTCCTTGCTGGTCACTTTCTGCATATGATAAATCAGATATACCTATCATCTTTATATGGCCATCTCCATTAGTCTGGTTAGTCCATGTTGTAGGTGGAGTTCCCGTGGTGTGAACATATGTTCCAGCATACCTTGAGCTCATCTCCTCGGTAATCTGAAACTCTTGAATATTTAAATTTCTAGCAAAATAATACTTCTTCTCAAGAGCATTTGCATCATCTATAGATTCGTTTACATCTTGTTCCCAATATGTTCCATTCGCATAACATGATACAGAATTAGCGCCTTGAATATAGAATTGATACAACAAGCGCTTTGTAAGTATAATTGGAGTTATTACAGGCGAAAGTTTAATCAAATCATAGGTATTATCATAATTATTCATTATTCTTGAATACCTATCAATAGGAGATAATTTCAGTTCTATTGAGTGTCTAGTATTATCTAACTTACAGTCTGTTTTAACAAACGAGTTCAAAGCTAAAACTTTTCCCTCATTATTCGTTACTATCAATAAATATTTAGTTTCTAAAAGCTGTGATTTTATAAAATCAAAATCAGTTCCAAATATTTTGATAGAACCCTCTAATGAACTTCTGAAAAATGCTTGCCCAGTTTCTTTTTTATATTTGTTTTCAAGCTTATTATAATATGGCTCTTGTAACTTAAAGCCTGAATAGACCCAAACATGAGTAAGCATATTATTGATTTCAGTTTGAGTCATCTGACTAAGCTCTGTACTAGAAATACTGAGAATAAAGTCGCACCTTATATAAGCTGCTCTTTTCCAAATACTCTTATCATCGTGCGAAAAATATTCAGGATTGCCAGTCTGCGTCACTGTATAGCCTAAGTATTTTGCATTCTCATCATACATGAATATTCTTGCTCTTTTTACATTCTGTATATCTGGCGCAAACGCATTAAATATAAGAATATTATTTCTATTACTAGGTCTAAGCCCTGTTAACCAAGATGTGACACAGTATTGGCCTATTGAAGTAGCACTTTCAAACTCGCCAGTACTTGTATTGAACTGACCGTTTGTAGCAGTCTGCTGTTCTCCTTTAAGCAAATAAAATATATTGTTATTCATAAAGCTATAAATCTAGATAAACTTTAAATTTTAATCTCTAGAACTTTAAAATTTATATATCTTTATAATTTATAATTCAATATAATTCAAAGTCTCAGAGATTATAAAGTAAAGTCCTGGGTTAATTATTAATATATCTTTTCACATTACCTTTTATAATAAGAGTTCTGCCATCCCCTAAAGGATAGATACGTTCAGAATTTTGTTTCTTAATAGCCTCTACATTTCTTTCGATAGTTGACAAATCAGTAGTCGATTGTACAGTTATCAATTGTGTCTGCAGACTATCTGCTTTATTAAAGGCTTGTGAAAATTTATTCTCGAATGTGCCTTTATTCAGACTATCAACAATATCAGGAAGTACTCGTTTATATTTACGAGTATTACGTTTATTTATGATAGCCATAGCTTCACCGCCTTCTGCTCGCATATTTTTACCTTCAGAATTTTTCTGATGCAAATCTATATCATTGCCAGATGCGTGTGAACCGCCTTCTAAGAACTCAAGACCACCTTCTCCATACTCTTGATTTGCTGTGGCTGTAGCCTGTTTAGCTTTCACCTTAGCAACTGCAAAGCTTGTCCACATTGTTGCAATAGCTGCTAATGCCAGAGCAGGGCCAATAATAGGTACACTTGACATAGCTGACCATATATTAGCAGAAGCAGTAATAAGAGAAGAAGCTTGTACAACAGTATTAATAGCCTCTTGACGCTTTTGAGCCTGTTCAAGAAGTTTCTGCTTCTCTTGTTGGTTTTTCTTCTCTTGCTGAAGTTCTTTCTTTTTAGTTGCAACTTGGTTGGCGTAACCATTATTACGACCTTCAACTTCAGCATCGTAAGCTGATTGAGCTGCTTCTACTCGCTTTTCTGCTGCATCAACTGCTGCCTGTGCAACATCAACTTCAGCCTGAGCTATTTCTTGAAGATTACTAACAATCTGGCTACAAGCATCATTCCAAGCTCGGATGCTGTCATCGTCAAAACCCATATAAGAAAGTAAAAATCCAGTAGGTCCATATTTACCTATACGGCCTATTAAGCTTAAACTCTTCTTACGTAACTTTTTCTGTTCATCTTCAAGCTTTTTAACTACGTTGTGGGCCTCATCAATCTGAGCTTGCGACCAATCAAGAGCTCCAGACTTAGCTAGTCTTATCTTTTCTTTCCATAGAGCGATTTCCTGGGTCAATTCGTAGTCTTTAATTTCATCTGCTGTGTGTACAGCTAAATCAAATTCAGACTTTGCTAAAGCTTGCTGTTGCTGGAAATTTTGCAATCTATTTGAGCCGGACACAGATAATTTCTGCTTATTAAACTTAGCATTAATACTAGTTTCAGATTCCTGTTGCTCAACTGGCTTTGCTCTATTTTGAGCTAAAGCCAATTTTCTAGCATTCTCGACCTGCTCAAGAAGTAACCGTCTTTCTTCTTGGGTACCTTTCTTTACAAGATATAATTGCTCTTGTATCTCTCTAGCTCGCAAATCAAGAATAATCTGGTCATATTTTGCTTCAATTTGTGCTCTTTCTTGATGCCAAGCAGCTAATTGTTCAGGAGTAGCCTGACCTGTAACTTCAGCTTCTGTTTGGCCATCTTCTGAAATAGTAGCAGCTTTTGTAGTATAAGCTGCTTCACGGTCATCAAGCTGTTGTAATCTAAGCTTTTTCTCCTTTTCAATTTCAGCAGAAATAGTATCATATCTAAACTTCATAGTTTGACGAAGTTTAGTCATGCTATCTATTTGTCGCTCATCTTCAATATCTTGCAAATCGAGGCTGAGTTTTCTTTGAGTATTCTCAATGATAGCTGTAAGCTCTTCCTGCTGTTTCTGAACTTGTCGTCTTTGCTCATCAGTAAGTGGCTTATTTCCCTTTTTGCCTGCTAAGAAAACTTCATTTTTACGGAACTTCTCTTGCATCTCTCTGATTGTAGCCTCAGCAGAATCTATAGCTTCTTGCTTACGCTTTTTAAACTCATCGCGCTGCAAAGCTGTGATAGTCGCCTCATACTTCTTCTGAATTGTTAAATCATTTCTCCAAATTGTATCTGTTAAATCACGCTCACGAGGTGTTCTATGGCGAGTTTTATCTTTTTTATGAGCGACATCAAGACCTAATTGCTGATATAGTTTATTAACTCTATTTGTATAGTCTTCTGCTATTTTAACGGCTTTATCGGCAAAATCCTCGTTGTAAGCAATTTCTTTTTCAATCTGAGTTTTCATTTTAGGACGAATGTGCTTAAGAGTCTCTCTCGTCTCTTTATCTTCTTCGCCTAATACTTTTTCTTTAAACCAGCCCGTGATACCTCCAGCAAAGAATGCCTGCCAACCACCGGGCTTGCTACCATATTTTTGTTCAAAATCAAATTGTTCTTTTATAGCTTTACCGTAATATTCAGACGCTACTTGCATAGCGGCTGTGGCCTTAGCTCGAGCTTTGAGAGCTTCTATAAAAGTATCAGTGTTGTTTACAAGAATTTGCTCAGCCTGATTTACATTTGATATAGATACATCAAGTTTGTTAAACTCAGTCTGATTATCTTTAATAAACTGCTTTTGTTTTTTAAGATTTCCACCTAAATTTTTCCATTCAGTTGATAATCTTCTTAAAGTAGCTATCTGTTCACCAAGCTGCTTTGTAGATTCGCTCATTTTATCGCTCACTTCATCAACTACATCGGCCATGTCGGCAACCGATTTTTGACCGGACCAACACACTTGAATCCAGTGTAGAATTTCTTTACCGTGAGCAGATAAAGCATATAATAAAACCACAAGTGCTGTCTGCCAACTAAACAAAGCTTTTACAATCTGTTTAGTTACAGATACAGTTGGTTTACCTTCTGCTGCTAAAGCCCTATTCTGCTCTCTTACTTTCTTAATCTCATCAATTACAATAGGAATATTGTTAGAGATACCAAGAAAGAATGTATTAAGAGATACAGCTGCTGCAGGAAGTTCTCGAACTACCTGTGATACAGATACTCCAAGACCATCCCACGACTTAGCATAATTACCAACACTAAGTCTATGATTTCCGGTGGCTTCCTGGAGTCGTATCATTTCCTTATATATAGCAGCAGTTTCTTGCTCAAGTTTCTTGCCAGCATCAGTAGCCGAGCGTTCAGCAGCTGACATAGCATTCAACTTAATCTTATTAAGAGCATACTGAGCCGCTAATCTGTTATAAGAGCCTTCAGCAGACTGATTAATCTGGGCCTGATACTTTGCAGTCTGATTAAGCGTCTTTGTCTGCAAATCAAGTTCTCTAATCTGAATATTTGTAGCATCAGCTGCTTGATTATATCTATTTTGAGCCTGCGTGAGAGCATCAACTTGAGTTCTATTAGCAGTATGAGCTGCCATCACTTCGTGAATCTTAGCTTTCAACTCAAGATAGCGCTGACCTTCTTCAGACTGTAGATAAGCTAATTTCTCCTCAGCTTTCTGTACTTTAGAAATCTGAGTAACGTGAGCTTTAAGCTGCTCATCCATAGCTGCAAGCTTAGACCTCTGTTCGTTAATTTGACGAATTATATCATCACCCCTAGAAGCTCTTTGCTGAGCTGACATATTCTTGTATAAGTCGATAAGATGCTTGAGATGTATTCTGATTCTTTCATAAGAACCGGCTTGCAACTCAAGTGCCTTTTTACTTTCAGCTGTAGTTCTATTTAGAGCCGCTGTTTTAGATTTTAAATCAGCTACCTCTTTACCTATATCAGTCTGTGCAAACTCATATTCTTTCTGTGCTCGCTCTAATCTTTGGGCTGCTCTAGCTGCGTCATCTAAAGCTGCACGACCTTCTCTGGTAGAAGTACTCATGTTCTTTATAGCATCTACCATTTCAGAAGAACCTTTCTTTATAGCAGCAACCATTTCTCCATAGCTATCTATAAGCAATTCCAGGGATTGGGTGATTTTATCTATGGAACCGTCAGACTGTATGAGGTCGCTTTCTTTTATCACGTCATCTGCCATAACTATTTATGTTTAATTCGTTTATAAGCTTTAGCTTCAGCATCAAGCTGAGCCTTTATATTATTAACAGTTGTATAGAATTGAAGAACAGTCATCTGTTTAGCATTTAGATTAGCTTTTTGGCCAACTAGCATGCATAAACTTTCAAACTGTTTATCATATTTTAATTCAAATGAATTTTTGCCAGTAAATATTCCTGGCTTATAAGATTTAAGCAGAGACAAGTCTATATCAGCTATCTCTTCGGTATATTCTTTGTCTTCTATAATACCTTTTAGCTGCAAGATTGTTCTCTGCTTAATCTTTTCATACATCATTTTCTCTTTTGCTGAATCAAAGTTATCTGGAAAGTAAGTCTCTAACTCTGTCGAAAGTTTTTTTTTCAGCTGAAACAGGGTTTCTATAATCGAGCCATGTTCTGCATTTTTTAAATCAGATAGCAGTTCCTGCAAACTAGTATCTGATTGACTCTCTACTTTCTTTCCATCAATACTATATATGAGAGCCATAAATGCCATATATCTTGGAGATATTCCGCTCACAATCATGTGCATATTTTGTCTCATATTTTGTAATTCTTGCATAGCTTTTTTCTTGTCTCCAGAATTAATAAGCTTTGCAATTTGTACTATATGCTCATCAACTGAATCTATGTCAGAGCCAAGTCCAGCATCTATAATAATGTACTTATTATATCTCTGGAAATTTTCAATCGGCATTTCATCAATTGAATCATATAACTTTATAGTTCTATTAGCTAAGGATATTGTTTTCATACTAGAAATCTTATTATAGGAGTTGCAAATAATGGTACATAGATATACGATGGGTCAAGCGTAATCAGTACCATTGCAATTGATATTATAACACTAAGCCAGAAACCTAGACAGAAATCACAATCAAGCATTTTAGCTATAATTGTAAAATCTATATCGTCGCACTGGTCTCTAAGCCAATATCTAACACCTGACTTGCTCATAAATAATTCCACGAATGCAGAAAACAGAGCAATTAAAATTATTTGATATAACGTTGGCATAATTCTCTTGTTGTTATAGTAAACTCAAATCTCAATCCAGAATATGGATGCATAAAGAATAACTTATCCATAGACTGAATATCTTGGCCTGAATAAACATAGCTGTTATAAATCTTTTCAAGTGAATATCCTTTATAGATATTCTCGAATCTCTCATAAACTTTGTCGACTGTAAGTCTACCTGTTTGTTTAATGAGACCTGGAGTAGTAAGAACTCTAATAATCTCGTCCTTCACCTCTTCTGAGTACATAGCATCATTATCAGCGAAAATAGTATCTAGATTAAACCAGAAAACTATAGCTCCTGAGAATGTAAACTGAGGAGTAGACTGAACTACTTGAGTAATATTCTGAGCATCATAAATATCAAACCAGCAGAAATTACCATACTGGTCATTTGGAAGCAAAGCGACATATTCAGATTTTCCAATATATGCTGCCGGATATATGAATTTTCCGCCGCCTTCTTGGTGTTCAACCAACTTATAAGAACGGCCAAAAGCATAATCAAGCCATTTGAGCTTTTCTTTCAATGTTTTTTGAATATCCTGTATAACTTTATCCAGCAATACGGGATTTTCTTTCATTGGAATAATTATGCCACGTTCTACGTTATTCTTCTTCTGTGCCATTCTGTAAATACTCTTTAAGTTTGACTGATAATTCTGGTCTTATATACTTATATATGATATTTTTTAAATTCTCTTTTGTAAGTTTGAGAATTTTTGGTCCGTATTTATCTTTCAAATATTTATTCTTATCGTCAGTACTTGTTAGATAAAAACCATCAACATCATATACTAGCCTTAAAGACTTGTACCATTCACCTGTATCTCTAAGTGTTACTCTATTGTAAGGTTGTCCTTTTCTGATTTTTCGTTTTATGGTACTTGGCGCATACGGAGCATAAGACATAATCTCAGTATCATCTCCATTTACACCTCTTTCGTATAGCTGGTCTTCAGTAATAGTCTCTATGATTTCTTGCTCATGAGCCAATACAGTTTTAACAAGCTCCTTGCCGAGGACCTCATCAAACTTTCTTAACCTATAAGCTAAGTTTCTAATAGATAAGCCATAATACTTAGATGCAGCCATTATATAGACCTGTATTTAATTCCATTATTCACGCACGGCAGACATACTCTGTCTAGCCCTTGTGTACTAATACTTAAAGCTTTTAAAGCAATATCCAATTCATAAGAAAGCCCAGATTGCCTCATGCTATTAGAATCGCCGTCTAATTCTGTCAGAATATCCAACTTAGAAGCATTAATAGAATGCCTATTAGTTCTAACATTTGGATTGTAAGCAAATTCTCGTAAGAAATCTATAGCTACCTGCTTTGAGAGTACATCTTGGAACATCGCTCTTTGCTTAATGATAAAATCTGTTAAATCGCAATATGCTGAAACTTCAAGATTAATACCATAGTTCTTATCATAGGTGAAGTTCATTATCTCTGGGTCAAATTCTTCATCCTCTGATATGTAGAATGGATGTACTTCGATATATCTAGACCAAGCTTGGTAAGCTAAAAACTCACTTCTAGAACATGCTTTGCATGGACCAGTAGACCAATCTCTATCTTTGTAAATAGCCTGAGCATTTTCAGGAAGTTCTGACTGCTTATATACTAAATACCAACTACCTCCAGCATCAGTGCTAGCGCTCTCATAAGGAAGCAGAATATCATCTTTTGGTTTAAACCACTCAAGACTATTCGCTTTTGTTTTCTCAAAAGTAAGAGTATAAATTGGCTCTGGGTTACTAGAATGGAAAATATAGAGAGTATAAGAGCCTGGTTTTGTCATCTGGAGACCAATCTTATCAATTTTAACAGTAACACCTTTAGAGCGAACAGCGTCAATCTCAAAACCTACTAACCTATTGCGATTTTCAATCTTATTAGTAAGTCTACCAGTACCATCAAACAGAATTTTATTCTCAATAAGAGATTTTGTAGCTTTATCAGCTAGTTTCATATTGATAAACTTATTAATAAGTTTCACAATACTCGCTTTAGTTTTCTCTTCGAGCCACTCTGAAAATGGATTTGTTTCAGTCCAATAATCGGTATCTAAAATATCCGTTTCAGCTGGAACGTCTTGAAGAGCTTTATATAGAGAATCATCTACTCGAACTACTTCTCCGTATTTGTAAGCCTTAGTTGTGTCATGAACTTGCCAATTATAATTCTGAAAATCAGGGGCTATACTTCGTAAATTATCCAATGTAAGAAGAGGATGAATCTGCTGAAAATACATACCTGATTCAGTCTGAGTTAGATTGCTAGATAGCATAATATCAGACAAATCATAACTCTGTTTCCATCCTACTAGATGGAGCATTTTATCTTGTATATCTGCAATTCTTATCATGATTACATTTCAGTTTAAAGTAAAAAACGGGAGGAACGAGACCTTTTCATCAGTCTGTCCTCCCGCTGGACCCATCCAAAGCTAATAACAACTAAAAGCTATTACTAGTTTCTTCTAGATTTATATTTAGATATTCACCCAAAGAAAGATTACGCTGTTGGAGGAGCAACAACCTGCTGTACAGGCACTGCATAATGAGCATTCTCACTTGAAATATCAAAAGCAATAATTGGACTAGCCAAAGTCTCAGAATTGCTGTTGTAAGAAGTAAGGAATGCAACGTCAACTGCGAAGCCATAGTGCTCCTTACGGGTACGAACCATATCAGCTGTAGCTGCACCTGCGATATCGTGGTAGTCACCAACAGAATCGTAGAAGTAAGTACCACAAGGAATATTCAACAGTGGCAAAGTTGCGATACCCCACTCATGGCCATCACCAGATACTGTACCGAGCAAGCAATCACGCTCGAAACGTGTCATGAAGCCGAGAGAACCTGAATTGATAGCATAACCCTGAGCATACTTCTTGCTGCCGAGTGCTATGTTATTGGTCAAGTGTACAATCTTATTGCCAAACTCATTCTGCTTGTTAACATCGTTGTACAAACCGTGCTGAGCAAGCTTACGCATAATTGACTCAACACCGGCATCACCTACGATGTGCAACTGGCCGAAGAAATCGTTAGCAGCCATGATTGGGTCAAGGTCACCGAAGATGTTCTCACGCTCAGTCCACTTTGCGTTGATTGTACCTTCTGCATTTGCATAGAGCAGCGGGTTCTTGATAATCTTTGTCTTCTCAGTCGCAAGTTTAGCAAGAGCTGCTTCATCAAGTTTCTGAGCAAACTTGTAGATGTACTTCATCAACTTAGTCTCGAAATCCTTCTGGATGCCGATTTCGTTGTTCATGTACATAGCAGGAGCGATAGTGAAGCCAAACGCATAAGTCGCAAAATTAATCTGCACCATGCGAGAAGTATTCTCACTATCAGCAATCGTAAGTGTACGAGTATTGCCGATTGTGATGTCTGCATCATAGTCGATTACAGGAGTTTCAAGGATGTTACCAATAGAAGTACGAGCCTTCTGTTTGAGCTCCTCAGTAAGAATACCGGCTGGGTCATTAGACTGCTGGATAAAAACGTCAAGAGCACCATATCGGCTAGGACGATACTCGTACTTGTCCAAATTTGAACTAGAACGAATGTTCTGAATTCTAGTAAGTACTAAACTCATAGTCTTTTAATTTTAAAAGTTTAACATAAATATATCATAACTGACATGCTGCATTACCCTTTTACATCATACAGTCTATTATCGAATTGGAAGGCTAGAAACGTTGTTTTCATTTCTAATCTCAAGTGCTTTGTTACCAAACTCAACATTGTCGCGAGTTAAGCCAGTTGACAGTAGATAGTTCTCAATCTGAACATCAGCTTCTTGCTGAGTTTTAGCTGTTGACAAATCAAGATTAACTATTCGGTGGTCAGATGATGGGTTAGGCTTGGTGCCTCCACCTAGCTGCTGCTTACCTGTATCGATAACATCCTTCAAACTTGTCTCCATTACTAACTCCTCAATAGTATATGGGTTGAGATTGTTCTTAGGATTGTTGAGGGTGTTACCAGCAGCATCACGGAGTACCAACTTCTTTCCGCCGTTGCTATCATCGATGAAATCAGGAGTTCCCTTAGCAAGAATCTCATCTTTAGCAGCAGCAAGAAGAATCTTCTTAACTGGCTCTGAAACATCAGCTTTAAACTTGATACCAGCTGTAGCATTAGTAAATGCAAAGCCCACCTGAAGGTCTTTCTCCTTCTTCTCATAGTCCTTCTTAGCTTTATCAAGCTCTCCGGTCTTAGCTGTGAGCTGTGTCTGAAGCTGAGTAACCTGGTGGCGAGCATCTTTAAGCTGCTGCTTTACAGCTTCATCAGACCCACCTGCTGCAAGTTTAGTTTCAAGCTCAGTTACTTTATTTTTCTGAGCTTCAAGCTGAGCAGAAAGTGTCTTAGTACCATCAAGCTTAGTCTTGTAGTCGCCAAGAACTCGCTTAAGATAGTCATAAGTTTTTTCACCATCTGCCTTGCTTATACCAGAAATACTGAGAATATCAGCATCATACTGGCCATGCAAAGCACCAATTTTTGTACCAATTACTGCTGCCTCATCGTTGCTAGAGAGTGTAGTAATGGCTAGTTTTTGAGCGTCAGTCAAACCCTTAAGTGACTCGCTCTGATTAAGCATTTCAATTGTTATCATAGCTTTGTCTTTTAATCTTTAGGTTCCTCAATGAAACCTGCAGCATCACCAAATGGGTCATTGATGACAGCTGTAATTGAATAACCAAGCAGTTTGTAATTCTGCTTAAATACTTGCCACTCACCAAATGAGAAGTAGCGTTTCTGAGGTGGATTTACCTCTTTACCTGTTCGCTTGCTAAAACGGTCACCAAAAGCAACCATTGCAACAACTTTACCAGATGTGTTGTCGGTAGAAGCATCTGAAGCATTCTGCTTCAAGGCCTCTTCTACGACAGCGAGACGAGCCTCAGCTTTCTTAAGTTCTTCGGCGTTATTGTCAAACTCCGTTTTCTGTTCAACAGTGAAAGCATCAGGGTTACTCAGCTGAAGTTGCTGAAGCTCCTCCTGACGGTCCTTCAAGTCCTGAATCAATTCTTGGAGCTCCGCCTTGTTCATCGTTTTGTTTGACATATTCTAATAATTTATCTCTGATAATTTTAATCTTTTCACGTAGTGGAAGAGAAGAACCAAATTCCACAATATCAATGTTTTCACGTTCAAACTTTGATACAAACTCTGAGAAATTAACTTTAAGTTTCACGTAGTTTACATTAAGCAAACTAGCATTATAAAGCTTCATTATCTCATCGAGTGTTTTATGAGGATACGGCTCTAACTGCTTCAATATAAGCATCCTCTGTAATACCAGTGGGTTATTACGATATTCCACTTCAAGAATCTGCTGCATTATAGCATCGAGTTCTGTTTCAGTAGCCCCACTTTCTTTAGCAGATTTATACTTAGAATAGAGTTCTTCGACAGTGAAGACATAAAATTCTGTGCCCCAACTTATAGATGATGATATGAAATTATCTCCATAACGAAGTTTACATATCGTGTCTTCTACAAACTTCTGGGCCTGTTCGAAGTCCGTCTTCAGAGTATTAAGAACAGCTGTTTTGCTTTCAAAATTAGCAGCTACCTGCGTTTCATTTATAGCTTCCTTTTCAGACACAGCAGCATTGCCACCTGCTCCTACTACAGAGACCACAATCTCGTCGTGAAGTCTGCGGACCTCTTCAACGTTGTACTCGAGACTGTTTTTATCAATTGTAGTAATCTGGACCGGATTACGCATATCCGCTATGCCCTCCGTCTGATTAGGAACTGGCACCTCCAAGAAGGAACCAGGACCAGCTATACGCTTTTCGCCACAGCATGGACACTTTTTCACTGTTCCATCAGCATTAATCTCATACTCGCCGTCAGCATTTCTTAAGAAACCACCGTCGCAGTATTCACCTGTTTCGTTGTTCTCGAAATTACAGTCTGCCTCATAAGCTGAATAAATAGGATATGGAGCATACAAATCGAGATGCTGTTTAGAGATAGAGAAGAACAAATACCAGTCCAATCGAGATAATTCCTTCGTGATTGGGTTTTTCTTAATATCTGGATATTTCTCATTGATAGGAGTTGTCCAAAAGAACCGTGCTGGGCAAAATCCTAAGTTATGAGTAGCCTCTGTTAACAGAGACTCTATCTCATTCTTCTCATTAAGCTGATAAACTCTTATTGAAGTACTGTCAAAGACCGCTATTCTATGTTCTGGCTGTTTAAAAACAAGCCATTCAAAATTAGTGATACTCTTATCTACAAACTTGTAATCGATAACGTTATCGATATTAAGCCAATAGAAATATGGCTCTGGTCTAAAGCTTGTTTGCTGAGTTGGAAGGTCAACTACAAGTATGCTGTTAGGTGATACCTGTAGCTGTTTCCATCCTTCAGTTTTCCATATATCCGGCTCATGAAGTACATTCTTTTTGTAATTCAGCCAATCTTCAAGCAGTTCAGATGATGTAAACTGATATGCTGAACTTGAGTTTCTACTATAGAATACTCGTTCGAGCTCTCGGTATACATCGTCTATAACTGCTGAAGTTGGAAGCGGATACTGGAACAGATGAACAAATATGTTGTACTTGTCTTTTGGGAGTAAGTGTGACACCCAATCAAGAAACAACTGAGCTGAGCGATTATAGTCAAACAAAGATATATTAGTTTCCGTGTGGAACCTAACACGCTGCTGAAGAGAAGACGCTTTATTTATCAGCTGCCTTTTCTGTGGTCTTAGCAGAATTTCCTTTATCTGATTTAAGCTTAAGCCCATATTCTTCTGTATATTCGTATTCACTATCTTCAGGTACGCGCCAACCACCATTTAAAGCTGGTCCCATATCGAGAATTCTCTCAGCATGTGATACCTCAAATTCCTGTGAGATACCACCTGCTTCAAGACGTACCTTTTTTACTGGTTTTCTAACTTGTCGTACCATACTCAAATCTTTTTAACTTGAAGCTGCGTTTGTAAGCTCCGTAAGTGGATTGTAGTCAAGTGTATCAGCCTTAATCAAGACAAGATTGTCTGACCAATTAGGATAGAAGCTCCAACTAATAGTGTTAGAGTCTGGCTCCTCATAACCACCAAGGTTCTTATCACCTACGAAGAACTTGTCAACTGGAATAGGCTCATAATTTGCGCCATCACCAGTTTCATCGATAGCTCCAATATTACCATTCTCATCAATCAAGAGCACACCAATCTTTTCGCATGAATAAGTCTTGAGTGTCTTAATAACTGACTGAGCTTCCTGATAAATAACGCCTGTGAATGTAGTTGGCTCACGACCAATAACAATCTCAATACCGCCGAGTGTCTGGTTACCGCCACCAAATGTGCGAGCGTCACCAGGCTCAGTCGTTGGATTCTGAATGTAAGGCGAAATAATAAGCTTAGTGCCGTCTCCTGCAGCAAAAAGAGGTGTCATTGTAGCTTTCTTAGCAATTGTTTCCTTAGGAATCTTGTTCTTAACACCTGTAGAGCTGAAGATACGGGCAAAAATTACTTTCTGAATCTGTCCAAAGCTCTCTTTGCACTCAGCAATCTCAAGGTCATTGAGATGCTTACCTGCTGGACATCCGCAATTCAATCCCATAATAGTCTAAATATTAATTAGTTAATAAATATGCAAAGCTAAGCAGTGAGTGCAAAAGCTATGCGTTAGTTGCAGATACAGGACTCGAACCTGTGACCTCTAGGACATGAACCTAGCGAGCTTCCAACTGCTCTAATCTGCGATATAAGCGAAGGCGGCCGCGATAGCAGAAGGATTCGAACCTCCGACCTCAGGTTTACAAGACCTGTGCTCTAGCCCTCTGAGCTATGCCACCCCTGATGCCGCCATTTGCCCTCGTTAGAGGAATCGAACCTCTCCAGTCACTGGACGGACATAGCGTGACTGGCTCACCAGGACGAGGATGTAGCTCTCCGCTGAGAGCCTAGCTAAACTTAGAAACTTTAACGTTTACATAATAACCAAGAATGTTATCAAGAAAACATTTCCCTTAAAAAATAACCATAACCCTTTAAATCTAACATTTACACTGCAAATATACTAAAAATATTTGAGATAATAAAATTTTTTATGTTAAAGTATGTTAATTGAAATAAAATTAATTTCTCAGCCTTATTCTACTAGTATTATGTTTTCTACTGTGCATTTCTACTACCCCGGTAAGAGCATCTGGTGCATCATCATGCTGCTGTTTCTTATTATCTTTACGATACGACATAAGAGCCGCATAAAACTTAGGCCACTTCTTTTCCCAGCCTTCTGGAAACAGAATATCACTTTGACACATTCCAGAATTAGTGAATATACGTGTTGCTTTCTTCTCAGACTGAGTGAACGTTCTGACGGCAGTTCTAAAGTTTCTATGCGTTACACGAAGTATCTTTTTAACATTTCTAGAGAATCCTCTGCCACCGTTATTAGATTCTATGAGAGCCGATGCAGTCTGATTTCGTGTTAACATCTCGGCTGTCTTTGGTTCTGTTTTCTCCATTGGTGCATCTGTAAATAATACATCTGTAACATATACATACTCAGGTGTATCTATGAAGCAGATGGAGCACAGATTATCGGCTCCGGTATCAGCTGTATCTGTATAGTTCCACTTATGAGCGGCTTCTCGGCCTTGTGGCAGTTGGTCTTTATTATAAGTCTTAAAACCTTCAGAATACATAAGACCTTCTTTAGGTGTAGGGTCCTGCATGTACTGAGTATCAAATACAAGTGGGTTAATCTCTCGCATGTGGTCAAGCTCTTCAAGTGTATGCTTCATAGGCCATAGAGCGTGACGTTCATGAGTAACAGGGTCTTCCTGTATAGCCGGCAATGATAGAACTGTCCACTCATCCGGTTCTATTTCCTGCAAATACCCACACAAATCATGCTCATGTAGTCTCTGCATGATTATGATAATAGGAGTATTGCGGCTGTTAGTACGGTTACGAATAGTATTTTCGAATCGTAAGTTAATTCGCTCACGAACTATATCTGAATCAGCGTCCTCAGGCTTAATAGGGTCATCAATCATGATTGCGCCTTGGAATACGTTGGCCTTAGCACCTATCTGCTCAAGCATACCATTCATATCCTCGTCGAATGTAAGGTTGTCGGCAGTTTCAGAGCCTTTGATTGGTTCCTCTTCATCTACATTACCAGCGCCAAAACCTGTTACCTGGCCTTGCGTTGAAACCGCATACATCTCTCCACCAGCGGCTGTTCGCCAGCGTTTATTAGAAGCTTTCTCCTTCTCAAGCTTAGATTGTGGAAACAGTTCTTTATATAGACTTTCTTGCATGATAGACCTTACAGTATCTGAGTTATCTGCTACGAGCACATCAGAATAAGACAGGTGCAAGAATCGGCATTTAGGATTTAAGGCAAAACACCAGCTAATAAATGATTTGATAACAAGTTCTGTTTTGCCATATCGAGGTGCAATGTTAATGATAAGTCTTCTGCACTTACCATCTACAACATCCTGTAAAGCTTTTATGATTTTCTCATGGTGCTCAGCAACAATAAAATTACGTTTATACTGAGCTTTAAACATAGCTTTAGTATAGGCCTTGAATGATGAGAGCATTTCAAGACGTAACATCTCTTTAGCATTTACAACATCATGCTTGAGAGTATCAGCATTTATAACTCTCTGCTGCATTTCAGAGAGTGTTCTTTTCGGAGTGTTCATATGAATATTTATAAAAATAGACCGGGCCCACAAGCGCAAAATAAAGAATATCAATCTGTTAAACTAGTTTGAAATATAGTGCAAGCCCGGTCTTGATTTAATATAACATTGCGAATAATATATAATAATGTATGGGGGTGGGCGTGCGCGGGCGCCCGCGTAACTAAATGGTTTCATACTTAAGAAATGAGAGATATGTGTGTACAAATATTATTTGAGAAGTGACTCTCTAATCAGAATATATGCCTCTCTAGAAACTGGAGTATTCGGTATGATACCTGCAGCCTTAGATTCTTGTGGCAAATCAAGCATCATTCCAGTTTTTCCGAAAATACGGTCCCAGAGTTTCTCTACTGTCTGAATTTCTCCAATTCTAGAGTCATTCATAAGGCGCTTGACCACTATTTTAATAGCAAGGGGTGTCTTGTCATTATCATATATGGCTTGAAGCTGCTTCTCATTAGCAGTAAGAAGGCATGCTAACAGATTGGCTGTATCAGTCTTCGATAACTGCAAATCGAGATTTATATTGAGCGAACTGAGAAGCTTTACAACTTCTGGTCGCGTAGTGCCTTGAGAGAGCATAATCTGCTTTGCAACATTCTCTGCCATTGCAGGCTGACCATTACTAGCAGCTACACTATTAGCCAAATCTATAACTTCTTTGGCTGGCATGTGTTTATCTTCGTCTTCAAGTTGCTGATATACGGCTTCTTGGGCTTCTTGTTTTTTTTGCCTGAAGGCCTTAACAGCTTGTCTTGCGGCTTGGCCTTCAGCAGCTCTAGCAAGTTTGTATTTAGCTTTTGCAAGCTCTTGAGCTGTTTTCCTATCATGTATCGACTTGGACTTATCCTGGACCATGGAAGCTCGTTGCTCGAGACCATCTGTACCTAATAAGTCTGATGAATCTGGTAATATATCAGAAATATCATCGTTAATTCTATCTATACTTTTCATTGCCTAATCTTTTAAAGTAAATCTGAGATGCCATCATTTCGTAAACTACTTATGAGCTTTTCATCTACTCCTAATATACATGCACACTTTAAATCGCTAATATATTCAATTTTTATATCAGGGACTATTGGCTTGAACAATTCTATTAAAGTTCTGTTTAGCTCATAATGGTCTCGTGTCTGGCAAGCTGTCTGCTTCACTGCCGCATCTCTATTTTTCAAGATATAGAATATGAACTCAAGCAAATCTACAAGTATTGGTTTGTCTATTTGGCCTATCCACTGCTCTGGTATACGCAGCATATTTTTCCATGTATATCTAGTTGGCAACAATTTTTGTTTGGCTAATACCAGTTTGAGTTCTTGGCCCCATGAATAAAATCTTTTTTCGTCTTTGTCGCTCGGTAAATTGCTAAGAGGTATTCCTAAATTTGTGCATGCTTTACTGAGCACTGAGGCTGCATGCTTAAAATTCCTGCAGCTTTTAAGGCTGATATAAGCTTTAGTTGAATAATAGTTACCTCGCAGCAAAAATGCCAATGTAACTATAAGCTCGTCCTTTGTAAGCTGATTACCTAGCACTGGAATATCAAAGTTCGTAATAATCTTTCTCATGTAAATACACTTTTATGATTTAACTTATATATTTTCATTTGCAAATATACTAAAAAATAGTGAAATACGAAAATTTCGTTGAATCTTTTAAAGTTTTTTAACATTTTATTATAAAAATCACAGCATATCCTGCTATGATTTCGCTTGTTACTTCGAGAGTAGTTGAATTTTCAAAAAAATTTTATAAGTTGCTACTATTGTAATAATGCAACTACTCTCGAAGCGATAACAACTATTCTCGAAGCAATAATAACGAGAAAATAGTTATCACGTTGTGTACAATTCTAGTATTTTAGTAAAAAATATTTATAAGGTAACTGTTCGTGAACCATAGGTGAATGGGGTCGGGGCACTTCTAAATTATTGGAAATCAAACACTTATATAAATAGTTCACCAAGTTACCCATTTATTATATAGTCCAAATGAAATAATTTAAAAATAGTTACTACTGGAGTAGTAGGAATTTTTTAAAAATTAGGTTAGAGATTATGGAAAAGGTCCGGCCTCCGGGAACGGTTTATATAAGTAATTGGAAATCAATAGGTTAGGTGGAACCGTAAAAGATTTTTACTTGGTGAACCGTTGTAATCGGCCCAAATCCTATGAAAATTGTAATTTATAATATAGATTTGTAAGCGCAAAAGACAGAACTGTGATTAGTTGTTATATATTTCTAGTAAGAATTAAAATAATGAGCCTCAGAACCATTTTTATATATTAATCTATATATCTTTATTATTTTTATATTATAATGGCCCAGAGATATACTACTTTCATCCCTGGGTATGTTTTTAATATTTTTGAACATCTATATACGCACGTAGGCACATACTCGTATACATTTATACTACTATAGCCTGTTGTCCAGTGAACCTATTTTGTGCAAAAATTTTTCTGAACAACGTGCGCAATATAGAATTGAGCCTAAGGGCCCTCCTTGTCAGTATTTTATGAATTGATGAAGCATATCTTTATCAACCTTTTCACAAGTCATAAGATATGTACAGCAGAAATTTTTGGCTTAGTATTCGGACAAGTCTTTAAATAATAAGGGGTCTGCCAGGCTAATAATTGTTAAGGGGGGCCTAAAATTAATTAAAATTAATATTTATTAGCCTAATAGGCTATATGCCTTTTAGCCTAAAATTAATTAAATTTAGAAAAAATTAACAACCTATTAGCTAAAAATAATTAAATTTAGAATTTTTTAATAACCTATTAGCTAAAAATAATTAAATTTAGTATTTATTTGCGATTAAAGGCAAAAAAGTGTTAAAAAAATACCGATTTTTAACTTAAATATTATTAAATTTTTAATTTATTTTGCTTTTAACCAAATTTAAACAAACGTTAAAATAGATAAAACAAAAAAATTAGGCTAATTATTATTAGCCTAATTTTTATTAAATATTTATTAATTTATCGCTATTAAATACTAAAAAATCACTAGTAGGATAGTTAAAATTAACTAAATATTGATAATTAATATTATCACTCCAATTAACTTCAACATTTACTAACGTATTTAAATTCTTTTTAATTAAATCTTCATAATATTTAGCATCATTAGCGTCTTCTAAATTATTTTTATAATATTCACTAATTTTAGTGAATAAATCACAATTATTACCAAAATATGCTAATAAAACATCTTTTAATAATATATTTTTAAGTTCTATAGTATTTATATACATAATCTAAAAATATTTAAAATATACCATTTTCAACGTTTCCTATAAATTCGTTAACTTTATTTAGCATAATTTAAATTAATCCAAAATTATCTTCTCTTCGTCAATATTATAATAAATTGACATAAGCAAAGAATCGTCAATATTTGAGTCCTCAATTGTTGAAATTTTATAAATTAAATAAATACTAGCATTTTTTGGACCTTGTGAAATATTATTAAAAATATCTAAAATATTTTTTTCTACATAATATTCACAATCACTTTTAAATGTGAAAGAGCCAAAATGATTATTAAAATTTGCTTCTTTAACATTATTTACGAATTCTAAATATTTTTTAGAATCGTTTAATAATTCTTCACTAACTTCGACTTTATAAGCCTTAAAAGTGAAAGAACGTGAAATTTTAATCTTTTTCATAATTTTTAATATAATTTAATTGTTTTTATAATTTTTTTAACTAACACTAAAAATATTAAAATATAATTAAATATTATAAAATTAATATTATTTAACCGTTGCTAATAATCCTTAATTATTGCTAACGTTGTCCAATAAGTCAAAGAACTCTAATAAATACTAATAAATATAAAAAATTCTAAAAAATCTAATTATTACTAATATAATTAGATTAGAGGTAAATTTTTTATTTTTACAATGCAAAGGTAATAATAAAATTTGAAATAAAAAAATTTCTTCACTTTATTTTGAATTTTATTTTTTAAATAAAAAATCTATTATTATATAATTAAAAATAATAATAATCTGATATATTATTTATTATTTTAATTATAAATTATAATATTAGGTAAAAAATTATTATAAAAAATATTTTACATATATAATAATGTATGCGTATATAAAAATATTTTGAATAAAAAAATTTTTTGACTTTATTTAGTCTAAAAATTATTAATAATAAAGTAAAAAATATTTATATATTATATATTAAAAATCAGGTTTATATAATATATTAAAAAATCGATTTTAAAGCTATTTATTTGACTTATATGGACTTAAAAATAAAAAATAATATATTTATATATATAATAAAAAATAAGTCCATATAAGTCAAATATGGACTTCGGGCGAAATATTTTAAATAAAAAAATTTTTTAATAATAATTAGTCTAATAATATATAACCATATAGTCTATTACGGATTTATAAAAATTTTTTACCAGTCACAAAGCCGCAATTCTACAAGGTTTCACATAAATTCCCGGCTGTGATTCTGCGGAAATGGCTCCGAGAGAACACTGGATTTCTCCGGCTTTTAGCCTGAGCCATTTTATGGCTCTATTACTGTTCCCGTACCGTTTTTCAGTTTATCACCTACCCTAAATCCCGGTACTGTAACAGTTCAGTTCCAAAGCTGCCATAGAACCGTAACTAAACTTGAATTGTTTCTATCCGATTCTGGTGCAGTACTGTAAAACTACAAAGATTCACTAAAATTCCTACCCAGTGATTCTGCGGAAATGGCTCCGAGAGAACACCAGATAGGAATTGAAATATTAAATTACCAAATTACAGTTCTGTGGTATATTTATCCCACCACCGTTTCCATTCCTCTGGAGTAAGTCCGGTGAACACCACCAGACTTACTGATATTAAAATAAACCAAATCATATTATTACCAGTTTAAGTGAAGTAAATTAGTTTCTGGGTCTTTGCTGATGAAGTTATTCACAAAGCCCGTATGGAACCAAGTCCACGCCGCATCAATTGCGTAGCCGACGTTAGTTTCAAGCGCGCTACAACCACAGCAATAATAGGCTTCGTACTTATCAGAACACCCGAATTTATATCGCATCCAATCAATTGCGACCTCGCTATTATCTGGACAATATTCTTTCTGCAAATCTTCATTGCTGTAATAGTCCTTCGAGTAAGCCTCCATTATAGAATCAAGAGCACTACGGAATAGACGCGTGTGACTCTCAAGGCAGAGAACTGGTTTCATTCTCGTGCTGGATGAAAGCCGTAATTCTAGTTCTGGTGGTGTAGAAGTAGAATGATACCGGCTTTTCATCCGGGTTCTTATAGCGAATATTATAAGAATATAATTTGCGGCCATCGATACTGCTAATAAGCTTCTCAGTAACCAGATGCTCAGCTTCCATTTCCTCCTCGGCTTTAAGCAAGCCATATTCGTAATAGAAACTGCCCTCATCCTTCGGCATGTAGTCAACCGTTATCTTGATTGACTCCAGTGAATCATCCATAACAGTGTCCCAAAATAAGCCGTATGAGAACTGGTCCTTTGCACTGGTAGAACCAGTGAAATACTCTGCCAAAAACTCGGCTATATTTAACTTTAATGTTGTTTCTATGCTACTTGAATTCTGTTTCTTTTCCATAATCTTAATATATAATTTAACTGTTTAAAACTTGAAAATTAACACTCTTAAATCCTCCTCAATCCAGTAATCATAATGCGGAAAACTAGTAACGATGCTGAGATTCTCATCAAGTGTAGGAAACTGGTTTTCTTCATCGTATCATTTTCCAATCGTCACATACCCAACTACCTTTAGTTCCTCCGCAAACAGCCAAAGGACACTCAAGATAATCAGCACAATTTATACAGGAGTTTCTGTCTCCAGGTAAACATGCTCTAAATGCTCTTTTTGTTGCCATATCTTATCTATTTAGGTTCTTTTTAGGATAATATCATAAGCTGCGGAAATGGCATCCAAAATATTATCTGTAAAACCTTCAATACCATTCCAAATCAAATAATTGTTAATTTTCTGGCGAGGAGTCATTTCGGCTATTACCTCAAGAGGATATTCGCAATCATCCTCAAGACAATTCTGTAATAATTCTTTTTGGTTCTCGCGAGTAGTCTTGAGTTGATTCTCCATTGTTGTTATACACATATCTGTGAGAAAATCAAGACTATCAGTAAAACGGGAGCATTGAGCAATTTCGTTTTTAGCGATTTCAGCGAGCGCGTACTCACTGAAATGTACTGCTAAATCAGGACGCTCTCTTTTAATGTTCATGACGAGAGCATTTTTAATGTTTCTGGTGAGAGCGTTTATTTTTAATGTATTCATAATTAATTAAAGCTATAAAGTGAAACATTACCAGCACCTTCAACCTCGTACACGCAATCAGGCATAAACACAGACTTGCCATCAGGCGTTGCAATAGGCACATTGTTATAAACTGCTAAATAATCTTGAGATTCAAGAACTGCTGGTGACTTGAGGCTTTTTGAGTTTAATACTTTTCCATCACCAAAGTTATCTACCAAAAATACACCTGGATTCTGACCCTTGTACAAGGTAACAACCTTGAAATCCTCAGATGTAATACTAGAAAGAGACAAGCTCTTAACCAAATCAGTTGCTTTCATAATTTTGCAATTTTAATTGTTAAACTTATTATGTTTTATCTGAGTGCAAAAGTACTAATAATTTTTCAAATAAAAAAATTTTTTATGTTAACAATAGTTAAATGAAATGTTAAAGTTTGTAGGCCTAACTTGCCGGTTTCTATATCCAGATGTCAGCTTTTTAGCTAAACTCATTTCTTGGTACCTAGAACTCATTATTTTATATTGAACTATATAAATATATTATTTAATAAAAATAATGCGATACAAGCCAAATATTCTATATAATTTAATATATTATTTATATAGAATCGACTGAAAATTTTAAAATTTGCTGCCAGTAAGCCGTTTCTATATGTTACTGTAAAAAATAATAGGTAACCGTTTCACAACGATTACCTACTCACCAAAAACAATTAAAATTCTATTAAAATTATGGGTTCTTACCGTAGTTAGAACCAATAGTGCCAAGGCGGGGATTCGAACCCCGCATAAATCCTCTAAACAGAACAGCAGATATTTGTTTTACTTGGCATTTAAAAACTCCTAGGACCACAGTCCATTAGTCGCTTCCTAGGAGTTCAGTTTCAAACGTTATACTAAAAACATGTTAGAGAAAAGTGAGTAATTTACATAAGGTCACCTGACTCTGCTTCAGCAGCTGCTGCGTCTACTGCCTCTTTAGCCTCAGCTTCTGCATTGGCTTCCTGCTCATCATGCTTAGCATCGAGAGCAGCTTTAGCATTGTCATACTCGAGCTGCTTGTTCTGAAGTGTCTCCTGGGCCTTCTCCAAGGCTTTCTTTGCCTTGTTAAGAGCCTCTTCTGCACGGATAACCTTCTCCTCAGGAGTAAGAGCAGTTCTTGGCTGACGCTCAGCACGTGTCTGCCACTTAACCTGGAACTCCTTGTAAGTTTCGTCAGCATCATCCATTGGGAGCAAGCCCTCTGGCTCTGTGATAACTACCTTACCACCTTCAGCCTCATCCTTGGTTGAATGAATTGCCTTGTGAGTGAACTTATGAGCGCCATTCTCGTCCTTAAAGCCAATGCGGAAGAACACTGTACAAGAGCGCTTATCCTTGATGATAGTCTCAATTCGAGAATCTGTCTTAGTATCATCGCCAAGGTCAATCTGGCGGCCTACGTAAGAACCAGCAGCTTCTACAATCTCATCAGCCTGTGCCATCCACTCCTCAGTGTCAACCTGAGCCTTGCGGCGAGCGCCTGTCTTCTTAGCCTTGTGAAGCTCTACAGTCTCTGGCAGGATTGTAACCTCCTTGAACACCTTGTAGAACTGGCGACCTGTAGGATTCTCATCTGTAACATCAGACTGGATAAGAAGATAGCAGCGCATAGCTCGCTTCTCCTTAAGAACTCCCTTAACATAACCATCAACCTTAATAGCGGTACCAGGCATAAGTGTCTCACAACGATGACCGAGAGCCTCCTCATTTGCCTTTGCAACCTCAGCGTCAAGCTCTTCCATGCTCTGCTTTGGCTTTGCCTCACGCTTAGCCTTAGGCTTTGCCTCCTTATTCTCACCAGCTTCAGAGTTCTGCTTAGCAGCTTCCTTCTCTGCTGCATCGATAGCTGCCTGCTCCTCTGGAGAAAGTGCTGCTCCATCATCAGCTGGAGCCTTAGTAGCTGCCTGTCGCTTATCAAGAACAGCCTGAATTGCTACCTTGTCCTCATCAGAGGTTGCTGGGTCGTTAACTAACTTCTGTAACTTCTTTGTTGCCATCTGGGCGAATTTCATTGTTGCCATAATTTTGTGTATTTAATTGTTAAACTTATATGTTCTAATTACATTTGCAAAAGTACTCATAATTTTTGAAATATGAAAACTTTTTATGTTAAGAAGTGTTAACGAATGTGTTAAAAATCATTAACACCTCTTTTTGCTATTTAATCACTGAAATTTTATACTTCCAGTTCTACATCAAAGTTCTTTGCTACTGTTTTAACAGCTTCAAGCAACTCTAGGTCACTCATATTGTGTGCCATTTCCTCGAGAATATCTTCAGGACTTGCAACATCCTTAAGAGCTTCAAATAGTTTCCAACCTCTTCCCATATTATGATAATTCTGCTTTAGTTGATGTTCTTATTTTGTTACCATCTGAGATTAAGTCAATAGTAACATATATCTCTGAACCAGCGTATTTAATAATAGCTGTTGTATTACTAGCAGAGAGGCACTGAACTGTGTAACGTGCATCCCATTCTGCCTTGCAGTATCTCTCCCAGTATTTAAATACTCTTGGAGAGAACTGAGTGCTACTAGCAATTACTAAACTCATTTGCAAATAGTTTGCAATCTTCTTTAAATTCCAAACAGCTGGAATAAATTTCGGCTTTCTCATAATCTTAATATTTTAATTGTTAAACACTTGTTTTATTATACAGGATTGTATGGTCTTGGGCAATAAGCCACAAATGCATCCTCAGTATTATTCATGCTAGGAGTAGCTGTAATTTTCCAAGTGTCTGCAACGTGAATAACTTCAGCTGTAGTATCGTCTCTAACAACATCTTGGTCAACCAGTTCAGATTCGATGATAAACTTCATGTTCGCAAAAGCATTGAAGTATTGCTCTGCTTCAAACTCTGAATTAAATTTAGAGCATTTATCATATCCATCATCTTCCATTGAAGTACCTGGCTTGTTGGCAAACATGTAAAGAGTTCTTGCATTTGTTGGGTGTTCTCCACAAACAAAATTGCAAGCAATCCATGCTACTAAATTCTCGAGCTTGTCGACTTTCAAAATAATTTCTGTGTTCATAATTCTACTGTAATTTTAATTGTTAAACTTATTATGTTTTATCTGAGTGCAAAAGTACTAATAATTTTTCAAATAAAAAAATTTTTTATGTTAA